CCGTGATTTGTCTCCCAACGGCCTTTCGCCTTACTATCTTCACGTAGTTTAACATCACCAAATATATTTTTATAGTCTTCAGTCTCCATTAAATTACGAACCTTACTACCGAACCTTGTTGCTAGTTCAGCATTGTGTGAGACTTGCATAAGTTTCATTTTAGGGTTCCTTCCAATCATCCAAGCAGGAAACAAATAAGATGCAAATTCTGATTTAGTATGCCTTGGAGGCATATTTACAATCAACCTTTTATGTTTCTTAGCAGCAATAGCTTCAAATTCCTCAGCAATAATTTGATGGTGCCCATATTTCTTTGGGTCCTTTGTTTCTCTGCATATAAAGTCTGGCCACATAGCACGTACAAAAATTAAGAAGTTGTCCTGAGCTAGTTTTATATATTCGATCTGCTTTTTTAAAATTAGGGACCGCAGTTCATCATCGGTCAATTGATCTAAATTTATCATAAATTTTTCATTTTTTGGGTCCCCTTTTATACCATATCGTTTCAGACACTACTACATCTATTCATATTGCTTACAAGCACAACGCGCCAGCAAGCGCGCCAGCGCTTGCGCGATCCTGCAATTTTATTATTTTAAAAGTAAGTTGTGGAAAAGTATGAGCCTTCTAGCGCGCGTTAGCGCGCTAGAAGTGTTTGTTGTTATTTTTGTAGTTGTGTTAAGAGGTGTGAGAATGTCTGTACTATATCGTTTTTAAAGTTATCGACTAGTGGGTTGCCTTGATTTTCCAAGACAAATTTCTCGACCTTGCCCTCTAACATTTTATACATTACTTCATAATTTAACTTCTTAATTTGATCGGGTGAGAAGTTAACATTACTAGTAATGTTAGAACTAGCCGATTGCTCGGCTAGAACTTTAGAGATATCCATTTTAATAAGTGAATTACTCATTACTATCTCCTAGTGGTTTATACTCATTATATTCTAATTCAGTTTGGAACTGATTGAATAAATCAGTATGTTTGATTTTGAAATTAGCGGTATCGAATTTTTTTCTTTTTCGATTAATTCGCTGAATTCCAAATATGTTGTCATTACTATCTTTAGCAAAAACAACATTTTGTTGAACTCTATCAAATAGATTTACTACACTAGGTTTCATAGTATCAACCTCTTTAAGTATTCTATTCGCTTTGAGTTTAAGATTAGCATAAGATACAACAAGTTTTTCCTCGTCCTTCTTTAGCCTAATCTTTTTTACTGCATTACTCATTTTATACCTTTCAGTTAGATTTAAGTAATAGCCTGTCTTATCATATCTTATACTTATCTCAACAAGTTTGTGTTCATTTTGGGTCTGTTCATAATGGGTTTTTTTCAGACAAAAGTAGAACTTTTTTTGAACTTCCTGTGAACTTGTCCTGAAGCAGACTGGGACTTGTGTACAAACATCAAACGACGTGGTTGGTTTGACAAACGACGACGAAGAACTCTGTCTGGCCAGTGCTGGTTAGTTGAGTATCCTTGATAATATAGTTGTAGGCTTCAACGACGACGGCGCAGAACTCTCCTGGCGCCAGCCCAGATGGGTTGATGAATTTGTTGTGTCGCCGTTGTTTGACACAACGACGACGGCAACGATTACCAACTACAAGTATATACGATTGTTTGTTTTCTTCTTATGGCTTCTTCGCACCACTCAATGAACTTCTTGTCTTGTCCCTTGTATTCATTGACTGCCTCTTCTTGAAACTGCTGACCCCAAAAGAATCCGTCATTACAAAAATAACGATAGTATTTATCTTTGTAAGCTTCCTTTAACTCTTTCAAGACATCTTCGGTGATATAAACCTCATCACCTGCGTTCATACCTAAGCAACTTAAATCCATTGGATCGGTTGGTGGCTTGTTGCGTTTCTTTGCTTCCCGTTCGTTCTGCTTTTGCCATTGTTGGTTCATAAATGTCTGCAGACGGGCGTGCTTTCTCCAGACGAACCCATCTTCTTTCGGATCGTAATCGTCAGAGTTATACACCTTTTCGAAGTTTATATCTTTGCCTCGAAGGTGTGCATATTGATCTAGTCCCATAGTTCTCCTTTGTTATCTATTGTCTTATCATATCCCATAAATAAGTCAACTTAAAAAATTGATACCTGAGAAGAGCAAAACTATCAGAAGCAGTGCCAGCGCCCCAGTCAGTTGTGGAAACAACAACCACGCTATGATTGCCACGAAAACGAGCGACATCATACGACCAGCTTCTCCTGGCCAGATGCTTTACCTAGCTGCCGGATCTTGACTCCTTGTTTCTCCCAAGGGCGAGAAATGATTCGTAGCTCGAGACGCAGGGCATGTAACTGCCCTGCAGATATATTATCTACCACCATGGTTATCCTCTTGTTACGAAGCTTCTTATGAATGTTTCCTTTAGGCATCGAGCACCTCCCTTGTAATGCCATCGTCACCTGTGCTGTAGTTGATAGGATCTTTGTAACTTAGATGGTCATCCAATAACGACGGCGCGTTAGCCAAGGTCCCGCTGCCGACCTTTTGGTCACCGCTGTGAATGCGTACCCACATCTTTTCTACGATGCTGCCTCGTTTGAAACGAACGTACACGTGATCACGGTCCTTAAGTTCCATCTCTTTGATTTTAAAATAAACTTTATCTCCGCAATCACCGCAGGAGTAAAGTATGTTATCGTCCTTTTTTTTCTTTGTCATAACCTTCCTTTGTTACCTCCAACTTAGGACATGATGGGATAGCTGTCAACTAAAAAGCTCAGGATCTTCTCCTGGCAGCAGCTCTGGGATCTAGCTTAAAGAAATCAAGTAAATTCTACCTTTCTGTACGAAACGAGCCATACAGCTTCTCCTGAAGCCAGATGGGAACTTCTTAAAAACAAGAAAACCCAATGCTTTTTGTAGAACGACAACGGCATCCTGAACCAGGCTGGTGCTGCCACCAGACGTAACCTTCGGATCCCTGTCCGTTGTCAACGAGAAACGAGAACGACAACTAGGAACGAGAACGAGCTTCAAGGGTACGCTGCCTGGCCAGTGCCAGGAGCTGCCTCCGGAAGGATGGCCAATCGTACGGGAACGAGAACGACAACGACGGGACGAGGGAACGAGGATCTGTAAACACGGACACCGGTCTGTATAGTTCTAAGCGTCTGTCCAAGAGGGTCTGATTGCAGATGATAACAACTCCACCATTCTTAATTCGTTTATTAATCCAACTGATTTGCCATTTAGAAAGCCTCGGATACTTGACTTTGTCTGATTTCAATTCCATCCAAAATTCTATACCTTCAGCACAACAATTTAGATCAGGTATACCATTAATTGTTTTAGATTCTATGCGAGTAAAATGTATATTTTTACAGTTCTTTTGAATCAATTGTGATAGTCTTGATTCACGCTTCTTGACTGCCATAAATTAAGTCAGTTTTTGATTCTTTCTTTACTCAAAATACACCCAAGAGGGAAGATGTTTGTATCACTAAAGACAGGTTCTTTCTCGTCATAAGAGGCAAATGTAGTTAAGGTCTTTTTCTTTCTATCAATGTTATGTATGTATCCTTGTGAAACTAAGGTGCAACATTCCAACTTCTTCATCTCATCTTCAGTCTTGTGTCCTGCATCACCAGTAATATCAATCCATCTAATTTTATAAAAATAATACTTTTTCTTACCGACGACGGCATGTTTATATTTAGATTTTTTTCTTCGTCTTGACATGTACTTGACCTAATTTTAATTTAAGTTCTGAGTTATGTACCTCATTGAAAACAGTAATGAAGTTCTCCCAACTAAGGCTTCTCAGTAATTGCCTTTGTCTCAGGCTCAACTTCGATCGTTTTGGCGTTGTAGCCGTCGATCTTCGTCGATAACTCTTGTAGTTTCTTTTCGAGTTCTGCACGTGACATCCCCTCCAAACCAGATACTTTTACTTCTTTCTTATCAATATACAAACCAGCAAGCTGACCTGATCTATATTCTGCGTTTACTGCTGCTGAGTATTGTTTATTATCTGCAGCCATGTCGGCAAATCTTTCTAATCTTCTATATCTTCGTATCTTGTTTCTCTCATACTTAGCTGATATCTCTTCTAATTTTTTATCAAGATATTTACATATGTGAGGGTTTAACTTTCTATTAGTTAATCTACTTGCAATAACAGAATAGTCATTATCGTTTTTACACTCGTACTTCGCCTGTCTTAAGGCATCAGACTTTGTTATCTCACCCCAATTACCAACTAGGATATCAACAAACATCTTTTGTTTTATGGTCAAGTCCTTCTCAGTTCTTAACTCTTTTTTCTTTAATCCTGGCATTAATTTACTTTTTGTTTACTAAATCGTTTTTTTAAATATTCTTTACCGATTGTACCTAGTTTTTTCTTATACTTATCTAAGTTTCTAGCTCCTACTAACATTGAAGCTTGCATTGTTCTTGACAATCTTGTTTTATAATTCTTTGCGGTAAATTTAAGTGCATCTTGTATTATATCTGCTTTATTCATTTTAATGTCTAATTTTTTTAATCCTGCCTTAAATTTTTTATCAGGCGCTGTAGATTGAGCATACAATTTATCCATTTTTGTTTTTAGACTTTTGACTTTCTGTTTGTAAATGTCTGATTTAATAAAGGATTTTATTCCTTTACCAGCCAAACCTTTGATTAATCCACCGGCTAGATATTTACTTGATTTCATAGTTTTTTATTATATAGATTTTTAGAAGTAATAGAAACACTACCCTTATCAACATTTTGCCCTTCCGTAAGACAGATGGTGGGTCTAAGGGACACCAAGGGGACACCTAGAGGGACACCATAGATTGATCAATAATCGTTGGTATATCTACATAATCGTTAAGAGACCCATCAGACCCACCTATTCTGGGTCGATTTTAGAATAAAATTATTCTGGTGTAATAATCTATATAGATAAAATTCTAATAATGTTGTATAAATATCACATAACAATAGATTAATCGTATCTATTCCCTAGGTACCTTTTTTTCTTTAACGTAAAAAGTCATTGTTATACCTTTCGCCCTGGTTGGGTAGCCTCAACCAGGGTTTTTTTGTTTCCGGTGTCCGGTATTCTGTGGTATGTATTATGTATGGGCTATTTAAATGAAAACCTCCCTCGAAGATTTTCAAGGATAGCCTTAAAATCAAGGAGACCACCGTGAATGATATAGATTTTTTTAATTTAGCAACAGCTGCAGTTATTCTAATATTTATTATAGTTCACTTCTTACTTTAATTCGGTTCATCACCATCGCAAATATAACCAATCACCTGTTTACCCTCGTACATATGGTACACATGATTAGAAAATAATTTACGTTTTTTTCTTTCATGCACTGTTACGTTAGTATGAAACCAAGCACTGCACGATTCATGTATTTCAAAGCTGTCTAATTTAACTTCACCAAAAGTAGTAAGATACAATAATGTTATAATGATAGGCTTCATTTACCAATACCTGAAACTACCCTTACTATGGAAGTAATGGGATTAAATTTTACCTTTTTATTAGAGCTACATCCCACAAGCACCACACATACCACAATTAGGCACAAGATCCTCATTTCAACCCCAATCGATCGCGTATCATATCGATCCTTTTTTTAACAGATCTGCGTTCTTCTTTCGAGTCAGCAGCTCTATAGTTCTTATACTCATTTTTATACTCAATCCAATATCTTTGTACTTCTGTAAAAACTATAATTTTTTCTTCTAGACATCTTTTATACCTTCGATGAACCATATCAGGTTCAAGCCCAGCCATATAGCATATTTTTTCAAAATCAGGGGATTTATTTAAGAACCATTCATGGGCATCCTTCTTATAATAAGCCTCTTGTTTACCACCTAGGGTATATAAACAATCTTCAAAAGCCTGTATAATTACCGCCTGGTACAATCGCTGATCAGGGATCTTCGGTTCTCTTACAAATTCTGTAGCAAGATTAGTGCCCATGATTTTTAATAAGTGCGGTGAGCAAATCATAATAAAACAACCTCATATGGTGTGAGTTCTCTGGATCCTTATATTCAAGAAGGAGGTCGTTCATGAACCTAGTTTTTTCTAGGCCGTCCATTTTTTCTACTGATTTAAGATTTAATAGTTCGTCAAATAACATCTGCATAGCAACCAGCTAAGGAAAGATATGGATGTGGAAGCTGGCTACTATACATTTTTAACTAAGGACAACCCTCGAGTCTTTGCGATTCGTTTTCGTCCTATTCTCCAGTTATTTTCTATTTTATCAATTAAGGATAAATTAGCACTCCCCAAACCAAAATCATTTCCACAATATAATTGGAACATAACAGAGGTAATTTCATCGTACGTACGCTTATTAGGGCATAACATTACAAGTTTATCGAGTACATTATCGATCTTACCAGTAGTAGGTAATTTTTTCTCTGCCAAAACAATCTCCTATTAGTTAATAAAAAATTGTGTCCGTTATTCTGTGATAATAAGAAGATTTGAAACCCCTTCTTTTCATTAGGTTGAGGAATACCCTATAAGCAATATAGACTTATAGGGTTGAGTGCAAGTATTATTTTTTAGCTTTTGTTAATGTCTTTCCTTCGGCTAATAATTTAGCTCTAAATGCGTCAGGGCTTACCCCTTGCTTCTTGGCTACTTTCTTAAGCTCGGAATCAACTAATTTGGCTATCATAGCACCTGGGCCTCTAAATCCGTGTTTACCCAAGGCTTTAACAATTGTAAATGTTTCAATATCAACTGCTACTGATTTCCATTTTGTGATATCCATTTTTTATACTCCTTCTTATTTTTACAGGTTGTCTTATATAGACGGTCCATTTCACAAATGTAACCCTCTGTTGCTGCTCGTTTGTTGCCGCTTTTCATAATCTTACGATTAATAGCAGCGATTCTTTTGTCGACCCAAGAGGCCATTAGAAAAAGATTGAATATGCTAATAAACCAAATACGATTAATAAAATCTTAGGGTTTAACAACATAATCAAAGAAAATAATGTCCATTGTATTAGTGGTCCCATTATGCATTCTCCATAAATTCAAGGTTTCTACGTTCTATCTCAATTTTTATAAGTTCTTTTGCCACTAACTCATTGATTGGATAGGTTGGCGATCCAAATATATCTAACTCACAAGCAGTAATTTTTTTTACAGCATCTTTAAACATCTCACTACTTTCTTCAACTGGGTTGCCCCCAGCATCAATAGTAATCATGTCCTGTAAAATATTATCTACTTTAGATGCAAACTCTCGCCATTCTGTACAGTTTGATTTAAGTATTGTGTTTTTCATTGTTTCGGCCTTCCATCTATCCCTACAAACATTGTTGCTTGCGCTTTGTCCAATGTTGATTGAATAAATTCCATAATTTTATGGAAGTCAATACCTGCTTTATACTTTGGGTTATACGCATGTCCATCAACTCTTTCACCGTCGATGTAAAAATGTATCTCCCCGTCATGTTTTAGTTCAACTAGAATAGCTTTAGTATCTTTATCTATCTCGTGAACAAGGTCATTTGGTCCTCCCTTTGACCATGTGGGTTTTAGTATGTTTATTGTCATGTTATACTCTCCTTATGTAATAATTTACATACCATTTCTGATATTAAAAGCAAGGATAAAATGGGAGAAGTATGAAGTTTTTTATGACAATAGCAGTGTGTTCTTTTCTCGATGGTACTTGTACTCCTCATGTTAATTATCCTATTGAATTTAATTCTTGGAGCGCATGTATGTATGAGGCTTTAAAAGAATCTGAAATTGTAATGTCCCAGTTAGATCAAGATCTAGTAGATAGACATAGGTTGGCTACTCAGTTTATGTGCAAAGAAAGCAACGTTTACTAGGGGTTGTCAAGACTACCATATATGGTATATAATCTCTTATGAAGCACTATTTTGTTCAGATACGATACAAAGGCAAGTATTTTAGTGGGACAGTCAGTGCTGAAACCGACGGCGAAGCTTTAAGTCAGGCGGAGAAAAAAATGAAAGCCGGGGAGCTTCAATGTCAAGATGAAGACTTCTACAATAAATCTAGAACCTTCATCACATATGAGGAGATAAAAAATGGCACTAGCAGAGATGGTATCAAAGAAGCTAGAACTGGAGTCTAAGTGGGCAACTCAAGCGCTCAAACAAGGTAAAGTTACACCAGACATGAAGTGGATTGATATCGCAATAAAAAACCTTAAAGCAAAAATTAATAAAGATGCTGTTGAGGAAGTAAAAAAAGAGTTTGATATAGCAAGCTAAATCGCTATAGTACATTACAGTTATGTCACTAAAGCACGCACTCCTTGACGCTCTTGAAAAAAAATACGATGCTGAAATAGCAGCGGCTGATGCTACGATAAAAATATACCTTACTAAATCAGTAGGAATTGGTGAACACCCACAACATTTAGATGAAATAGATAAACAACTTGGTATCATTACACATGCAAGTGAAAAGAAAGAAGAGTTAAAAAATTTTGCTGACGATTCCTGATGCCATCACAAAGTTAAAAAACTTTCTAGTAAGACAACTAGATAAATACTACGCAATCATTGAGCATTGGTCATCGAAACTTAATTCCTGGTCTTGGAGAAAACGTTGGAGAAATAGAAAAGACGGAACCGGTTATCGTTAATATTTTTTAAATATGATTCGCCATATCCAAGATCGTGTAATACTTACACCTGTAAATATCAATGCAATACCAATGCTATCTAAAATGCTTGGATACAAACCAAACAGAGGAAATATATAAAGCTGTATTAGAATAGCTAAAATAAATCCTGAACCTACATCGATTATACTTTCGACTAGACTCCGCACATACCCTCACACTCTTGGTTAAAGAGATCTATTTGGTCTTCACCTTTAAACTTCACTTGATCTAAGGGCACACAAGATCTATGCACAAAATTCTTTACCTTTGGATTATGTGCTCTCATCTCTTTATCAAAGTCGACAGCGTTTTGAAACTCACTTGGTCTATTAGCTTTCATATCTATCCAAAATCTATCATCATGAAATGGACAACCTATACAAGCAGACTTTACTGGTTTCTTGTAACCTTTACCCTCATACCAGTCTAAGCAATCTTGCCTTGATATTCTTTTCTCAATTAGCGGAAATCTATTTTTTTGCCACCAAAATCTAGATGGCTTCATACGCATTATTTCATCAGTAGAAATACCTACCCACACCTCTATGTGTTCTGTTTTTGGAAACTTTTGTCTTGGTTTCAAACCACAAAGCTCTCGTATTTTTTTTGCTATTGGAGTAATTTTATATTCTCTAGTGCATTGTCTACGGCCCATACCTTTTTTACCTTGTTCATTTAATGTGTAGAAAGGTGCAGATGCAAATTGATTCCCGCCTGGTGCTAAAGCTGCAAGTATATCTGATCGTATGTTACTCTTTTGAACAATATGTACAGGATAACTTAGAATCGTTCTAAGGTATTCAAGATGTTTGATTACTGGTTCAGGCTCCCAACCCGTGTCTGCAAATATGGCTGCATCAGGTTTTACACCAAAGTCACCTTTGTCTGCCATCAAAGCCATTGTAGAGCTTTGCACCCCTGCGCCTAATGAAAGTATACGTAGTTTAGGTTCCACACTAAATTAAACCTTGTTGTCTTAATTCTTCCGGTGGCCGTTGTGGACTGCACATTGGGCAATCAACTCGAATCATGTTGCCTTCAGACGTGTCCTTATAAACCCAAATCTCTCTCTGATCTTTACATCTCATGCATGATGTTTTCTTCTCGTCATGCGGTACGTATCTATTAGTCATGTGTCTCTCCCCAGTTTAATCCTAATTCAATATCTACTTTAAACGGTACACGTAAATTTTCAATAGCATTTTCCATACAATCTTTAATATTTTTCATATCTTTTTCATCGTATACACTAAAGCATAGCTCATCGTGTATCTGTAATAAAGGTGTATACCCCATCTTGAAACACTCAATCATTGCTTGTTTAGCTTGGTCAGCAGCAGATCCTTGTATTAATCTATTCAAAGCTTTGTAAGTAAAAGCTCGTCTTATGTTATTACCATAATTAGCTTTGGCCTCATTGTAATTCATTGCCTGGTTCATACCAAACGTTGCAGGTTCCCATTTATCAAATCTACACTTTCTACCTTTTATAGTTCTTATAAAACCAAACTTACTTGCTGATTGTGTTACAGCTTCTGCTAATTTTTTTACAAAGGGCACTCTTGAGTTATATTTATTTAATAATATTTCTGCTTTATCTTTAGATATTCCTAATTCTTTAGATAATTTATTTTTACCCATACCATAAAATAATCCTAGATTTATTGTTTTTGCTTGTGTACGTGAGATCTCTGCCATATCAGCTACAATCTGATGAAAGTCTGCAGACTCATCTTGGTATGCTTTTATAAACTCTTCTGAACCATCTAAATTTTGTCCGATGGCCGATGAGTAATGTGCTACTAATCTTGGTTCTTGTTGTGAATAATCAAATGAACCCCATTGCTTTCCCTCTTCAGGCAAGAACAACGATCTAATTTTATTTCCAAATTCTTTGTTACGTGCAGGAATCTGTTGTAGGTTTGGATTAGCATAAGACAATCTTCCCGACACTGTACCACCTTGATCAGATCTTAGTTGGTTAATCTCAGCATGTATCCTACCTTTATGTACAAATCTTTGTATCGAATCAATAAATGTAGAATGAAATTTATTTACTTCTCTAGCCTCACGAATTAATTGTGCTATAGGATGCTCACAGTTCGCCAACCAGTTAGCTGTGAATGATGGCTCTCCTGACTTTTGTGTAAGCGGATAATCTATACCTACCCTGTCAAATACTTGTGCCACGCTTCTCGCAGCCCAAATATCTACACCGAGTGTAGTTTCATCTTTAATTTTTTTAAGAAGTTTGTTTTCTTTTTGTATAAATTCTTTTTTTAATAGTTGTGCTTTCTCTTCATTGACACGTATACCTTTTGATCTCATCTCAATAAGTATTGGTAGTAGAGCCATCTCCATTTCCCAAACATCATTAAGTGATTGTTGTTGTATTTCAGCTTTAAATCTTTGCCATAACCTCAATGTAAGACCTGCATCTTGTTCAGCATAAAAACCAACATAACCTGCAGGCATTCTCCATAAGTCTTGTTTTGGATCTATACCCCATTCTTTTGCTTTTTCATTCAAAAATGTTTCGTTTTTAATCTCACCAAGATAATCTTTTGCACAGGCATTCAGAGAGAAGCTCCACCTATTCTCATCAATAAGAGCTGCAGCTATCATAGTATCTACAATCTTACCATTGATTACAAAGTTGTTTGCTTTCAACCAACCCAAATCATATGCAGCGTTATGAAAAATTTTAGTAGCTGGGCTTTTTAATAAGTCCTCCATCCACGCTACGGTAATAGATAGATCCATGTTGCCCCCTGCGTCGTGTGCTATTGGGAAATAGTATTGTTTACCTAACGCAGCTACAGCAAAACCAACAATGTGGCCTTTACCATATGCCCAACCTGCGCCATATTTTTTTAGTTCAGGGTCCTTAGTTTCTAAGTCTATTGCTATCTCATCCGCTGCACGTAGATCAGGATACTCTGAGGGACAAACCCAGTCAGAATCAGAGTAAATAAAATTAAGTTGATGACTCATAATCTCTTTCAATAATCATATCAATACAATGTTTAGCCTTTAATAAATCTTTTTTACCACCCTTAAGTTTGTGGCGTGTAATATATTTTATAGCCTCCCCTTCGGGCCAAGGCAGATCATTTTTAATTGAGTATTGTGCTGGCTGAATCTTAAACTTTTGATAATGTGAGCCGCCTTCTTGTTTTTTAAATACTGACATAATTACTTTTATACAATTTATAATATTTACTCAATGGAAAGTTATACTTATGAAACGTTCCTAATAGGTGTAGTGTGTTAATGGTTCTTGTTACTCCTGTATACCAAACACGAAGTTCTTGTATCTTATCTATTAATGACTTTCTATCAAAATGTGAAGGGAAATTACATTTAGACGATAGCACTACATTATCTGCTTCACCACCTTTGACCTGGTGTATTGTATCAATAAGTATAGGTGCTCGGTCATCTAAGTTTGCTCCCGAATCAATAAGTTTAACAAAGTATTTTTTATCACCATCTTTAAATTTTCTTTTGAAAGCTGTTTGCCAATCTGTTTTATCTTCCACCATTCCACCCTGTAAATGTAATTGATCAAAATCAAATACTTGGTTTGGGTGAGCGAAGCTCCACTTCTTGCTGTCCGCTGACCGGTAGCCGTGATCTATATTAAGAAGATAGTTGTACATATTACAAGCGTCCTCTCTTGTAATCGCACCACCATCACAAATTTTACCCCAATCTTGTATGGCCTTCCATTGATTCATATCAAAAGATTTGTTGCCTTTCATATCTTGGAAATACAAACCCATATTTTTAGCTTCACCTTGCAATTCTTTTTTTACATCATTGATTCTTGCAAGCACCATCCAATTGCCTGTCATATCAAAAGGGACTTTACGCAAAGAACTCCAACGAAAGATCTCACCCTCTTTATCATTAGATTCAAAATTTTTTATCACTCTATGTCCCTCCATACCATTCAATAAACACTTTGCTAAAAAATGCACACGTTTGTTGAGTCTTCTAGATTTATCTAATATTTTAGAACGACCAGGAAATGTTTGGAAATAATACACGTTCGCACCATTCCATTCATAGATTGCTTGATCATCATCTCCTGCTAGATAAACTTTGTCTGCATGCATAGCTAATTTTACAACCATGTCCCACTGCAGAGGGGTAAGATCTTGAGCTTCATCCACCATTAAAACTTTAAAATTTATTGCCAATCCTGATTTGATATATTTTTCAACCATATCAGTAAAATCTAATCTATCATTTTTAAACTTACCTGGTTCTATTTCATAGGTCTTATATTTTTCATAGTTATGTATGATTGATTTGAATTGTTGAAGTCTAACTCTTTTACGTGGTTCTTTTTTGTAAAGCTCTACGGGATCGACTTTCATGTTCCTTGCTTTATCATAAATTTGTAAAGACCAATTATTATATACATTTTGATCATCCCAATTAGGTTTGTAATTTAATTTGACTGTGCCATACTCCGTATGAAATTGCAGCATATCTACACGTGGATCTAACACAGGTATCTCTGCAAACTGTTGTCTTGCCAAACTATGTAATGTTCTAAAATATTTAAAATCATCTTCATCGTAGCCTTTGAATTCTTTTCTAACTCTGTCCAAGCATTCTTGCACAGCTTTATTCGTAAACGATATGTAACAAATCTCGTCGGGTGATATTCCTCTTCTTAAAAATCTTTTAGCACGTTGCAGCAACCGGTGTGTTTTTCCGGTGCCCGGTGGACCAAAAAATTTAATTGTTTTCCCATGGAGCTTTTGCTTTATTAAATTTGACATTTTTATTTTTATGCTCTGTTTGTTTTGGCAACTCGGAGAACCAATGTCTCGTGTTATTGCCTTGGAATTTTTTGCTTTGGCCACAACCGTTTTCCTTTAGATACATAGTACATTCTTTTTCAGACCAATTATACCCCTGTTTTTTCATAAATAATCTAAATGTATCTAGCTTAAACCTTACCTCTTCTTTGTCCTGCCAAATATTATCATGGTCAATTTGATCAAATTCATCAACAACATTGGTATCTTCAATAAATTTTACCATTCTAGTATTAAATATTTCTTTTCTCTCGTCTTCACGATTTACATCTTCCATATCTTTTTTATTAGTAATCAACTCTTCTAACCAATCTCTATAAGGATCTGGGTCACGTTTACTTGGTTTTAATGGCCGCCATACAATATCGTGTGCTAATAGTTTCTCTCCCAATAATTGTTGTTGGTATAATTGTTTTGTTTCTAGTCGAACCACCTTACCTTGTATAGGCAGTAACCAGTATGGATCAGGATAAGTATTTACTTTTGTTAGTTTACCCACTTCAGGTAAAGCTTCGTTAAGACCGATGCCATATTTTCTTTTGGCACATTGTCTAGATCCATTACAAAAAGAACGTGCTATTGAAGTCCCACATTTAAAGCTATATTCATTTTTACCAACTTGTTCTATTACTTTATTAATCTCTTTGGGATTGAGTGGTGGCACGCAAATCTTTTTATTCATATCTCGCATCATTTCAGAATAATAATCAACATCCGAATTAATTTTTTTTGCTAATATTCCTACATTAAACATAGCATCGTTTCTACCTTCACCTTCTTTGACTTGGTTTCTTAAAAATTTATTTACACAGTTAGGCCATTCCTTATTCTCTGATTCGCCTTGTGGTCTGATGTCGTAAAAATGTTCTTTGGTAATTACAAACTGTTTTACAAACTCAAGGTAGTCTTCAAACTTTAACGAATTACCTTCGTTATCCATTGCACATCGTGTAGAAAATTTTGCATTTTGATATGGTAAATTAACAAATTGTCCCTTTTGTTTGTCATCCCATTTTTCAGGACTTAAATCTACGGTGTCTTGTGCTGGAAAAATATCAGTGGTTGTATCATTCACACCTAAATCAGAAGCGATCATAATTAATTTTTTACGCATGTCTTCTGCAGGTACTTTATGTTTTAAATGTATTATTAAATGCAATCCATTTGATTTAGATCTATACGGAACTAATGGATATTTTCTTTCCCTAATTAATTTTATAAATTTTTTGTGATCTATATTATATCGATCCACATCGATAACACCCCATGAGCAAGTAGAGTCATCTCTTATTGGTATAGAGCCATGATAAGCTTTGCCTTCTAAATGCTCAAGCCAGTGTTTATCCTCCATTGGAAACTGATTCATCCAATGTGAATATTCTTCTTTACCCTTAGCATTCTTTGTGCCCAAAGGTTTTGAAGAACCATAATAAGTATGGGATCCTTGGAACAGTGTTTTAAACTGCTCCAAGGTTTGACTAAAATCCATAATTAGAATGGTGTTTTTTCTTGTTGTTCTTCTTTGTTGTGTTTAACTTTAACAGAACCACCCATAACAGACTCTCTAAATTTAGCAGCTCTTTCTACTAAACCCTGATTATCGCATGTGCCTTCAGAAGTTATTTCCCATCCATACCAAGATCCAAGATTGTTTTTCTCAAGTACAGTTTTTAATCTGTATAGTTGAGTAAACGGAGCAGGTCTAAAAAAACCCTTCCCATTTTTCTTTGGAACTTGCATTAGGTTCATCATAGAATTCCACTTTTTAGATTTCTTTCTTTGAGTGGACTTCATTGTGATTAAAGCCTCTGTTGCCATTTGTTCTTCACAAATTACAACATAATGAGATGCTGTTTCTTCTATGTAGTTTCCGTTTTGTAACCTATCTTTACCATCATCACCTCTAGTTGTTTTAGCGATGATATCTGAGTCAGCAGGATATACATTTCTTGGTGCAGTGCTGCCTTCTTGGCCACGATCTGCCCATTCAATGTACTCGAACTTATAGAAAGCTGGTATAACTCTTATACCTTTAACACCATCATACAGTTTATCTGTAACAGTATTAATGATCATTCCTGGTCTAGCCTTCTCAATAAATTTAGAATCACCCTGCGTAACTTGTGGTGATAGTTGAGATAGTATTTTTAGAAACGGTAGCTGAAGACTCTTACTATCAATGTTATCAAAACCTTGATCAGCAAATTTTTCGATATCAACCGTTGCTAGTGCGTTGTTCTTTTTTACGTCTACGTCTTTACTTGATGACATATTACTCCTTCGTTTTTAGTTTTGCTTTATTAGCGATATAGACACCGAATAAATCAAACGGGAGCTCCTTACCTTTTTCGACTTGTTCTTTTGCAAAAGCTTTTAAAGTCATAGGTTCGACTTTTTCTTTTTGAACATATCTAAACCCATGCTCATTACAAACTTTGATGAGTTCAGAAGCCAAATTATCTTGACCTCTGTTAAATGATGCAGTGATTTGATTTTTAATTAAATCACCATAACCTTTATCTCTTAACCAAGAGAACGCCTCTTGTGTTCTAGACTCAGGGATTTTAGCAGCATAAAAAGGTTTTACTTCTACTTTACTGCCATCTGTTAAGACAAGTGTATTTACCCCTGCTTCTTGCATGAGTTCAGGCACTTTTCTTTCTACATAATCTCTTAATCTTTTTTTCTTATTGGCTAGGATTTCTTCATCGTTTTCGATTTCACTTTCCAACTGTTTCATTTCATTACAAGCTTTTGTGATTGATTTCACAGAATCTTGGTCTAAACTTAAATTAGAAAATTTTTCAATATCCATATCTTGAGTCGGACAATATATTTTCTTATTGAAAACGCAAGGAGAAAATAGTAGAAAGATCATGGATGTGGAAATACCCGTACAAAACTAAACCTTTTGAGCATCAAAGGACTGCATTACAAGCATCATCAAATGCAATAAACTTCGCATATTTTATGGAAATGGGTACTGGTAAAACTAAAACAACAATAGACAATATTTCTTACCTATATTTGAAAAACTTGTGTAAATCCGCGCTTATTATAGCCCCTAAATCTGTATACTCAGTATGGAAAACTGAATTTGCAAAGCATTGTCCTGATTCGATTGACCCTGTGTTTTATATATGGAAACAAACAAAAAAGAATTTTAAATGGGGAGATCCCAGCAAACTTAGAATCTTTCTAATAAATGTTGAAGCTCTATCTACAAAAAAAGGTTTGAAAGCATGTGAAGAATTTTTAAGAGATAATAGAAACAATATTACAGTAGTGGATGAATCAACCACAATAAAAAACCCAAAAGCATTAAGAACAAAGAACATTTTAAAATTAAGAAGCCTATCGAAAATGCGCCGTATATTAACAGGATCACCAGTAACAAAATCTCCATTAGATCTTTATACACAATGTGCATTCCTTGATCCACAACTTTTAGGGTTTACTAGTTTTTATGCTTTCAGAAACCGATATTGCAACTTTGAGGAAGTATATGTAGCACAAGGAGAAACTATCTCTGTGCCAACATCTTTTAAAAATCTTGAAGAATTAGAACATAAATTAAAACATTTTTCATACAGAGTAACTAAAGATGAATGTTTAGATATTCCTGATAAACTGTACCAAATCCGTACAGTTAAACTTGAGGGCGAACAAAAAAGAGCATATCAAAGCCTTCGAATGAATGCTTTGGCTTTGCTTGAAGAAGGCACTATCTCGGTACACAATCAATTAACTGAAATATTACGATTACATCAATTAGCAAACGGACATTGTAAGGATGATAACGGTGGTATGATGCAGTTTGAAAACCCAAAACTTAAAGCGATGCTTGAAATATTAGAGGAGACAGAGGACAAAGTAATTATATGGGCTACTTACATTCATAACATTAATGAGATTGTTGTTGCTCTAACTAAAAAATATGGAAAAGAATCGGTGGTGCAAATGTATGGTGCTATAACTGTTGAAGATAGGAATGAAGCTGTAGATCGTTTTCAAAATGATCCTACTTGTAGATTCTTCGTTGCTAATCCTGTAACTGGTGGTTATGGTCTTACACTCACGGCTGCAAAATATGTTATTTATTATTCCAACAATTACAACTTAGAAGTGAGAAGACAATCAGAAGATAGGGCTCACAGAATAGGACAAAATAAAAATGTCGTTTATATTGATATTATGGTTGAGGATACTATTGATTTTAAGATTGTTGCTGCACTAAAGAAAAAAATTCAGTTATCTGCACAAACATTGGGTGAAGATGCTAAACAATGGCTTATTTAGCCTTTTTTCATCTGATCATTAAATATCTTTAATCTTTCGAGAAATTTATTAGCGTATTCGTCTAATTCAGGCTCTTGGAGCTTAAATTCTTGATATTGCAGTCCTCGGGTCGCGATAGCCACTACACCCTGCTCTATGGCTCCGTAATGCGTTTTATGGGCCAAATAATAAGCACCTAACTGATGTTTATAATCATCTACCCATTCCTCTCTTTTTGGTCTATTTGATTGCTTAAAATCAACAATTGTGGGCTTTCCATCACTCAAAGCCACCATATCTGTTGTACCTGCATATTCTTGGTTAAAAGCAAGAGATACCTCATTACCCCAAACTTCTTCTATTTTAAGATTTTCCTTAATAATCTCAGCCATCTTACGTGGTAAAATACCAAAGTCAGTAGCATTATAATACTTTTCATTATTGTAATAAAATTCAAGAACCTTATGCATCTCTGTGCCTACGGCAGACGCGTTCTTCATTATTCTGTCTGCCTCTTCATTACCTATTCTTCTTCTCCAATCATCAAGCGTTTTTGTATCTTTAGTTGCACTTAATATGGTTGTAACTCCTGGTACACCAATATCATCAACTAAATATTTCCTGCCTGTTTCTGTATGGAATCTATTATGTTTTTTGTAAGTGAATTTTTTGTTTATTTTGATCACATATACTAATTAGCCAAAAGATTGACTAAAGTCAAAATAATTGCACCCATACCACCAACTAATGCAACGAAGAACCAATTTACTTTTTGCCTTACATCATCAAGACCTTTATGCATATGATCTTGTTGTTTTTTAAGTCCTGATATATGACCATACAAAGCTATGATATGCTCACCTGTAGTTCTTGGATCTTTACCGTTGGCCATTTGTTTCTCTCCTTCTTGCTGCAGCAATAGAAGTAGAATCAAAAGGATATAATGAAGCTACCTCTTGTGATGATACCTGGCCGGTGTTCGTTGGTACATTTACATTTGAAGGCACAGGATTTTCTAATTGAAGATCATCTGTTACGGGAGCTGTATCAGCTTCAACATCTCGCTCTTCTTGATCTACGGCAGCCTCAATTTGATTTTGTACAGATCTTTCTATCATAGCCACTAAGTTGTTGTCTTCTTCTACATTTCCTGATGATCCGCTAAAGTTTTGTGCAAACATTGTATCATATGTATGCTTAGGTAAATTTTTCTCATCATATATTGGTTGTGGTATTCTTATTGAAAGGTTTAACAATTCTTCTCTAATTCTTTCCTCATCAATATTCTTAGGATCTACAAATGGAATATCTTTATCTTCTTCATTTAAATAATTTAGTAATCTTGCAAAACCTTCTCTCTTTCTTGTAAGGCCAAGTTTGAATGCCGAATCAGTAACAGAACCAATTTTTCCAGTGATACCGTTACCCGATAAAGAATTTACAATTGTATTTATACTTCTACCTGAATAATAGTCTCGACCAGGCAAAAGAGCTCTAGGAGTTCCTCGTCCTATTTTCTCACCTCTTAATAATTTTAATGTTTCATCTGGCAACAATGCATCGTTCATCGCTCGTAAAGCTACAGGGTCCGTAAGTATTTGACCTGCTCTTCTCGCTAGTAAAATCATTACTAAGGGTGCTAACGGACTTGCAACAAATCCACTACCTATTAAAAGACCACCACCAATAGATCCACCTAAAGTTAATCTTCTTTGTAAGAATTGTGATGTATCTGTGATAGGCACGTCAGAAATTGCCTTCATATAACTTGCAAAGTTAAATAACTCATCTGCTCCGTTTTTACCTAACATCTCTGCAAGTTTAGCTCGACCAGTCTCAGATGTTGCTTTACCTGCTCCTAACTTATTCATAAATGAGTCTATGTTGAACTTAGCAAAATCATTTGGACTAAATCTAATATCTGCAATATCGTAAATACCATTAGTTTGTTTTATAGTATTAATGTTAAAATCCGGAAGCGCTGCTTTCTCAGCTCTTGTAAGTGTGCCCATAGAATCCTGTAAATATTTTGTTCCTGCTTGAATTTCAGGACCTTTAGTCAAAGTTCTAAATATTGATCTTGCTTGTGGAGAGTTGACACTATCAAAAGATTCTAAAAAAGTATTAAACATATATCTTGCATTTGCTGCTTTAAACAATGCTTTACCACCCTCTGTAGCTTTGATACCTACCTCGCTTGCACCTTCAGCTCCTATCATAATCTTAAACTGTTTAATGGCATCTGCTGAATTACCTGCAAAAACATTTCTTTCAATTGCACCAAATAATTGATCAGGAAATATTGCTTGAGTGCCATATATTCCCTCCAAACTTTGTGCTGTAAAAGCATTTCTGTCTAAAGCTCTTATTGATTTAATTATAGGTGCTCTCTGATAAAAACCCTGTACTGATGAAAAAATTGTATTTGCTGTTGTCAATTGATCTTTGAGTTTTTCACCTGCGGATATTGTTGAGTTGATATAATCATCAGCTAAACCCTGTCCGTTGTTTTTTAATATTGTATCATATGTAGCTTTTATACCTTCATCAGCAAGTAATGCACCTTTTGTTAAATTACCACCAAACGCATTAAAGTCTGCCTCCATTGCTTCACGCATTATAAACATTTGGTTTTTTAAGGTTTGATACTCAGAACCTTCGATAGCTCTACCAAGCATAGTCATTACACCTTTGAATTGTGATGGTGTTATTCTACCATCACCAATAGCTAACATTGCTTTCATAAATGTATTTATAGGATCTCCTGATTTAGTTAAAACTTTCTCTAAAGTCTTAGTATCTAAATCTCCAAAACCATCCACGTACCTACTAAACTCTGGAAACAAATTTTTATTTTGTTCTAAAAACTCTTTCGCTGCTTGTTGAGTTTTTGTAAGTTTTATTAATGCTGGATTACCTGTAGCTGCAACCAATGAATCAAATTTATTGTATGCTTGTGTGTACAAATCTACATTCTTGGCATAAGTTTTTGTTGCTTGTTTATAAACTGAGTCAGATAACACTGATGCTTTTACTATTGGAGCATATGCCGATAAATTGTTTAAAAACATTTTACCACCTTCTTGTTCAGCTCCTTGAAGAGCATCTCTACCTACTTTCGAAACAAATGGGAATACCCCTAAAAATCTAAAATACTTTTTACCTAGTTCAGCAAAAGTTCCACCTTTACCTGTTAAAACGTCATCTTTCATTGCTGAAAGTAAAGGAATCGGTAATCCTTTATCTCTAGCAAATTCAGCTAATTTTTTTTGATCTGGTCCAACTGTACCAAATAGATTTCTTATACCTTTTGCCATTGGCCCAAATATAAAAGGACCAAGAGCTGCAGCACCTGCATTCCAATAAAATGCATTCTTCATCGCCACTGCTGCGTTCGTTACAATATCTCGATCTACTTCACTTTGTTTTATTTCTGATAAATCATCACCAATAGCTGATGCAATTTTTACACCTGCTGTCTCATTTAGAACGTCATAAGTAATCGCACCGGCTCCAGCTCCTGCCGTCCCACCTAATACTGAGTATATTTCAGTTCTTCCTAATGGACTTTGTACAACCTTCGCAGGTACATCTGATGCTCTAGCTAAAAGTTTTAATGCACCTCCCAAAAATTTAAATCTTCCTGGTAATCTATCTGCTATCGCTGTTGCTTTTTTTAGTAATGGACCTGGACCTCTGTTCCAAAGATTACCTGATTTTGCTGCACCAAAAATTTGTTGTCTGTTTGCTACGTAAGGTGCAATACTTCCAGTAAGATCACCAACCAATTCATATGTAGCTTGATTTGCTCCACCAGCTGCAGCTATTGGATCCTTTCGTTGAGTATCTTGTCTAGCTAACCTTGATGTTACAAGGTCTCTTTGCATAGCTAGTTCACTCATCTTGGGACCTTTTAAATCACCACGATCAATAAGTGTGTCTATTATTTCTCTCTGCTTCCTATTTAATTTTGATGGATCTAATGATCGTTCATCTAATTGTTTTTGTAATGATTCTAAAGTAGCCATTATTTATCATAATCCTCTATTAATTCATTTGTCGGTTTATCCATAGTTGTACCAACTGGAGCGTCAGTCTCACCTAAACTCAAACCATATTTATTTCTGTATTGTTCGAGAACTATGTAGTCACCAAATGCTTGATTAGTAAAGTCGTTTTCTAATCTTTCAATATCTTTGATAAGAGTTTCATTGATCGCTCTTAATGATTGTATCACTTGTACTTGACCTTTACCAATAGGGAATATGTTAACTAGCTCTCTTGCATTTTGAATATCTTTTTGTGTTAATCTGTCTTTTGATTTTAATGCGTTTGCTAAGGCATAAACTGTTATTGTTTCATTAATTGCAAGTCTTTCTAAATCTTGTGAATCATCTGTACCAACAGGAGAAATGAAAGCTTTTAATTGTGTTTGTCTTTCTTCATATATTTCTTCCATTTGTTTCTTTAATTCATTTTCAGCTCTTTGAGTGGTAATATTTCTATCCTCTGCGTAAGACTTGATATTCTCTTCAGTTAAAAAATCTTTAGTGAAAAAATCATTTAGATCAGCTTTATTTGAACCAATACTAAAATTAAAGTCAGATGCAGCACCACTTAAACGACTAAATAATAAATTTAGTTTACCTCTTGGACCTGCAAGTTGTTTTTTATCTCTTTGTGCTTGTTCAAGAATTTGTAAGTTAATTTTGTTAAATGCATAACCTTTATATGCACCTGATATATCTTTTAATACTTTGCTTTGTAATTCATTTGCCTTTTCTCTTTTAATAAATCTTACATACCCGCCATAAGGAATAGTTTGAAAGGCTTGTGTACCTTGTTGTGTTAAAGCACCTGGTATAGCAATTTGTACTGAACCATCTTTTAACGATTTACCAGCGATGTTACGAAGTTTTCCATCTGGACCCATTATCTGTACAACACCAGAATCACCTTCTAACATATCAATATCGTTTGCTGCTTTGAATTGTTCTGTAGCCATTTCAAGAGCTTCCGACATTAAATTGTTTTCTAATTCACTCTCTTTTAATTTAAGTGTTGCATAATTATTTGATGCTGGACCTAATGCTTGCCCAAATACATCGACTGCTCCAGCAAGACCTTGTTTCTTCGTTGTGCCGCTCATTAACCCTGCAGCTAAATTTAACAAGAATGTTCTTCTTGCTAGACCAGGATCTCTACCCTTCATTAACTCTGCTTTAATTTCTCTTGCTAATGCTATTTGTTGAGCAAACGGTGTATCTTTTTTTACGTCACTTACGCCTAATGTATCTTTCTTTGGTTCTTTTATTGGAGCTTCAGGTTTAGAGGCAATGGTTCCTTCAATAATTGGACCCGTCGCAGCTCCTGGTTCTGCACCAACAGGACCTTTAAGGCCTCCATCTATACCTGTTGATTTTTCTATAGCTTTATTTTTTATCTCACCAACATTTATAGAGTCGGTGCCTTTAACATTTTGCTCGCCCTCTGCTTTTGCTACGTTTACATTTCCAGTTAATGCTACTTCAGATGCCTCTTTAATATTTTTTGCTTCTTCCGCTAATCTTTTTTCAGTATATGGTTTGCTTCTACCAGTTACAATTTGAGTTGGGTCAACTGGAGTAAATAAATTTGGAAATAATGGATCACCAAGTTTATTTGTAAGATTTAGTGCTTGGTTTGTGGTCCCCATAGGTTTTTGAGTTAAGTAGTCAATAGCTCCTCCCACAATAGGTCTAGCTAAATTATAAGCACCAAGACCTAAGCCTGCAGCCCTTGTGTAAGGATTTATTAGTGCTAGTCCACTTAAACCAAAATCTACTACATTTTTAGCCATACCCTCTTGCATTCCTAATTTGTCTGTCAAAGCTGATACCGCAGCATAAGTGCCCGCAGGGGCAATTAACGTCCTAGCAATACCACCCCCAAAACCAAAAGGAACTCTAGTTTTTGGATTTTTTAATTGACCTGGAAGAGATCCTGGAAAATTTTTTACATCTCGGCCTAATCTTTTAAAAAATTGACCTGTTCTACTAAAAAAATTTGGTTGATTTACTACCATTGGTAAATTTCTTGTATTAGCTATTTGGCCAGTAACATTTTGAGTTACAGGACCCATTACAAATTGGCCAATTCTAGCCTTCACAGGTTTTAAGTAGCCTTTACGCAAAGCTACCTGTCTAAACATTGGTCTATTTAAAACATTATTTATGGACATGTTACGTCGTCCTTGGTTGTTGCATTGCGTCGAATGCAGTAAATGCTCCAATACCTGTTCCTACCGCTTGAGCCAAAGGACTTTGTGTAGGTGCAGTTGATGAACCAAGTGATGACTGAGATTTTGGTCCTGCAGCATAAATGTTTGATAAGAAGTCTAATCTTTGGAAAGGTTCTCCAGCTTGTTGTAATCTTGAAGCTCTTGCGGCATCTAAAGTCTGTTGTGCTAATTGTCTTTGTACGCCACCCGCATCAAACAATTGTTGTATATCTCGTTGTGCCATTTGTTGTTGCTGTTGTCCAAGATTTCCTAAACCTAAACCAATATCACCCAAAGTTCTTTGTTGAGCTTGCGCAGCACCTAAAGCTGTATTGAAACCTTGTTGTTGTGATAAACCTATTTGTTGTAATGCTCTATTGGCTAATTCAGATTGAGCAACACCAAGTCGTCCACCACCAAAAGCTCCTGCTCCAACTGCCTGCGCAGCTAATTGGTTTTGTTGTATTTGTGCTTGTCTACCTATTTCATCAGTAACAAATTGTTGATAAGGATTAAAAAATTGTGAAATGTTTGGGGTCTGTGCAGCAAGTAATTGTCCTATACCTGCTGTGGTAGTTGGTGCTCCAACGCCAACTTGTCCGGCAGCCGTTAGTCCTTGTCGTTCTAACTGATCTAAGCCAGCAACTTGCATTGCAGGTATGGTCATTGGTTGTTGTGCTGCAGCTCTAGCTAAATCTAATAATTCTATTTTTCTTTCTTCTATACCAGGAGCTTCTCTAATTACGGATGTTTGAAAAGATGTTCCGCTTCCTGCAGGCGCTGGAGCAGGTGCAGAACCACCTCCGCCGCCACCAAAAATTTTACTTACTATCGATCCCATTATACGTCTCTCTCCATTTGAATATGTTTAACTTTCCAACCCCATTTTTTAGAAACTCGTGCCCAACCTGGTCTGCACCAAAAAGATAATTTTTTACAGTTATTTAGTTTAGCAAATTTTGTGACTGTTGACACTAGTGCGTCTTCCCATAAATATCTCTTCCTACCTGTAGTTATTATAGCTTCTAACTGATTAAAATTAGGTAGTGCAGCTATTCTTGTTACCATAAGAGCAAAGACTTGATTTAACTCATCTTCGTCATTACCAAAGGCTAAAAATAACTGCGCTTCGTCTTTCTTTAGAAGATCTTTTATATGGTGAGGTGATGCAAACCCACCTGAATATTTCAAAGCCTCGGCGATCATAAAATCACATAGAGGCCAAAACTTATCTATGTATTGGGGTTCGATAGATATAATGTCTATCTTTGGTTTAGTTAACTGTTTTACTTTCTGCATCTTTTCCTTTTTGTAGCAAATCGTAGACTCGTTTGAATCTCTTTTGCTGTTCATAGAAGTATGATGCACCTTTTTCTCGCATATCTTTAATACTACTTGGATTACCACCAGCTATGATTCCAGCTCCTAATACTCCGTCTGCTCTTGTTACAAACTCTCCGTCTGCTAATTGAGCTAACATTGTATCTTCGTCTTTGTCTCCTGTGCCTGATCCGTCCTCGACGTATCCCATTGCTCTTACATAATTGTTACTATCGTTTTCATCGTGTGTTGTTTTACTTGGTAAAAAATTAATACCACCTTCATTGAATCTTTTAATTTCTGCTAATCCACCTTTGTTGTAAGTGAATTTATTCATCTCTATATTACCAATTTGAAACTCAGGATTTCTACCTGCTTCAGGTATATAAACTTGTGCGTATGTTTTTTCTTCTCCTGTTTCTGGATCTATATATTTTAAACCACCTCTTTCTTCTTGTAGCTGAGCTACGCCCAAATTATACCCTGGTGTAAATACGGTTTGTGCTTTTGGATCAAACGCACCACCTAAATAAGTACCTGCACCAACTGCAAAGGCTGCTTTGAATGGATCTATTTGATATTCACCAGTAGCAGTGTCACCAACATATCTTTTTCTCATAAATAATTTTTGTAATATATTTCTCTTGTCATCATTAGCAGCTGCGCTTGCAGCTGAAACGCTTCCTGATGTTGTGGCTGCAGTTCCAAGATTTAACGCGTTTGATCCTTTTGCTAAATTTGGTAAAGTGCCTAAAGTGCTTTGTTGAGGTAAGCCTAACATTGCTCCTAATGAAGTGTTTGCAAATGCTTTTACTGGCCCTAATTGTGTAAAAGTAGGTACTGTAGTTCCGAATCCTGCAGTACTTACTCCAGGAATCATTTTACCACCTTGATATCCCAAAAACGCTCCTGTGGCACCTGCTAATAATCTTTGAATACCAGAACCACCTGCATCTTTTGATGCTTTGTATCCCTTGTATCCTCCGTATGCTGCTAGTGCGTAAGGTAAAAATTGTAACATATGTTTAATTTATCATTATAATTAGCCAATTATAAATATTATCATTTTACTATGACACAATCAACTCATCGGAGAACCTACCTGTATACTGATGTTCTCCTACATGGCTAATATAGTCATTAACGTAAGCATGACATTTGCCTCCTATTTTACGCCATAGTTTGCAAAAAGCAAAGTCCTCGCCCATATAAGTTTTTGATTCAGGATCATGAAGAGTATCAAAGAAATTATACATATCAGGAATTTTTTGTAGTTTACCATTAATCAATGTGTCTTGGTTTATAACCTTATCGGGATATTCTTTTTTCATCTTTTCAAATACTGACCTGTTTATTAACATGAATCCAGTGGGTACGTGCTCCACCTCTATTACACCTTTGTCAATTTTTATATTTTTTGTGTCCTCAACTCTTATTGGGTATCTATAGAAACCTTTATTCTTTAAATCCTCTGCATCTTTTATTTTACCTTTTTTGATTAGATCATGTGCTTTACCCCATGCCATATCTTTTATTGGGTATGGTATAGATATAACATCTTTATTAGCATCGATTAAATGTTGTAAGCTTTCTGGCTTAAAAGAAATATCAGAGTCAACGAACAACATGTGTGTAGATTTAGATTGTAAGAAAGCAGATACACATAAATTACGACCTTGAGTTACAAGTGAAGATTTGAAAAGCTGTATCATAATACCAATCTTCTGTTGCATACAATATTTTTGTAATTCTAAAACTGATTGCGTGTAATGTATTGTTAAATCAGAATGGCATGGTGTAGCTACAAAAATTCTATGTTGGGGTAAGTTCACTTCTTTTTTGTCAAACCAAATAGGTTCATGATTTTGCATTTGCGACTCCCTCTAAAAAATTAGTCCACTCTATTTTACGCTTCTTCCAAGAGTAAAACATTTTATAAAAATCTTGTTGTTTTTGTAAATATTCTTGACATCTATCTGTATGTAAATACTCACGCACTTCATCTATTGCATACGCAAAACACGTAGATAAATTTTTACGATTATTATCATATTGAACATAGACTGGCCATTCACTACATGTTTCGTAAAGTGCACCATAATTTGTTGTAATCATGTGCATACCTGCACCAAGAGCCTCTATGGCAGATATACAAGATGTCTCTTCCCATATATTAGAGTAAGGAAAGATTTGATACTCTTGTAGATGACTTGTAATAAAATCATTATTGTGCCAACCTTTATAATTAACATTTGGCATCTCTGCACATTGCGCATACAAGGGCTTATAAGTATCATCATTTTTATCTCTGAAAGCATCACCATAAACTTTTGTAGATGAGTATACATCTAAAGTTACATCTTCACTTTTCACTAATTGCATAGCTCCTAATATTACATTAAGACCTCGCCAAGGTGTTGGGTGAAAGATCATACGTATTGGATCTCCTTGTTTATATATCTTTCTTTCAGGAAAAACCTCTATTGCGTTTTTTATTACTGTACATCGCTCTGTAGGGATTTTAAAAAAGTATCTAAACTTTTCATATAACCAATGTGAGTTAAATACATACCAATCATATTTATCGTGATTATCTTTGTTTTTAAACCAAGGGAATAAATTGGGTTGATCGTAAGAATTTTGTTGCCATAAAATATTTATCTTATCTTTTGATAAGGGTATCTTCTCAGGCACTGATGTTGTAATTTGGAATTTTTCTAGTAGCTTAGAGTCTACGTGTCTCTCTAACATTGCTACTTGTAGCTCTGTTCCGCCTTTAGGGTCCATTATTTAGTTTTACCAAATACTTCTAAAGAAGCAACAGTTACTTGTAAGTCCTGTTGAAGATCTGACTGTACGGTGTCCGTTGTTGGATCAGCCACATCCTTGTCAAACTCTACTTTGTCTTTGTATATTTTACCTGTTCTTTTATTTTTTATGATCTCTTTTGCTTTAGCTGGTATTATTTTCATCTACCTTGTCCTCTACTAGGTTTACGACGTGGCTTCCTTTTACTAAATTTCTTCGCGTGGCGACCAGGTCTTTTTTTGGGTGTTCTCTTTTTATAATTATTTACACCGAATAATGGTTTCTTCTTAGCCATTTTCTTGTGACCTGTCAATCAACGCGTAACTGATAACACCAGTAATTACACCACCTACTGAGGCTTCAAAGTTAATAGCATCACCACCTTCTAAATTAAGGACGTTGTTTATTGCAGAATTTGAGGTATCTGTGGTTAATGTTTTAATAAAAAATTGTACTGCCGAACCACCTGAAGGTGTAACTGAACCTTTTACTAATACATCTCCTGAATGATCGTTAGCAATATCAACAGCTTTCACAATGCACGTACCTGAAGTAGGGCAAGTAAAGACTGAAGTGACTGCTGTGTTTGCTAAAGAAAATGTTTCGTTTTTATATTGTATTGTCATGACATGAATAAATTAAATGCTTGTTGTTCGTTTTTCAAGTCTTCTTGAAAAGAAGTATTGAGTTGTGTTTTCACTGTGTCTAAAGAAGCAATAATCTGTCTTTGATTCTCTTCTTCATAAGTAACTTTAGGTTCAGGTATGTAAACTGTTATCTTTGCCATTATCTTCTACCATCTGGTTCAACGTCTGCTCTAAACGTACCAAATCTCCAATTGTCACCAACAGCACTGTTTTCAATTTTTAAGTTTGCTAATCTACCTCTTACTCTTGTATCAATTTTACTTGTTGATCCTGTGACAACAAAAGATACATTTGTAGAAATATTTGAGGTAGGAAAGTTTTTTGTGCCTAATGTAACTGTACAATTACCTTGTAAGTTTTTAAAATCAGGTAGAAATCTTCTTACATTCAATAAAAATTGACCATCGCCCTGAAGATCAATATCAAAATCACCTGATAATACAAAAGCTGATATCGCAGATGAAGCTCCAGATAAATCTACTTTGTTTACACCATTCTCATGTTGAAACAATGTGGATGCTCCAAATGTATTTGTAACACCTTGCACTGTTGGAAACTGAGGTGTGTCTGTTAGATTATATTCAGTCGCTTGTGGGTTTTCATAGGTAATTGAATCTGCATATGTAGACCTTGCTAAAGACATTGTAGACCAAGTATTTTCTCTATAATTGTATACTACAGCTCTATCTATTTGTGTGGATGGGCTGCTGACCGGTGTCCCTTTTGGATAGAACCAAATGATCTCGCTATATAAAGAATTATGAGATGCATAAATTATTTCATTAGAATTATAGTTTACACCTAAATTATCGCCATCAGTCTGAAATACAAAGTCTTCGACTAAACTAGGTAAATTTTTTACTGTACCATCAAATACAAAGAATCCGCCTGCAAGACCCATCCAATATACTTTACCATCTGCATATGCTGCAGCGTGTTGACCAATACATCCACAGTTTGTACCCACTTGTCTAATACTAAATGTAAAAGGTGGACCAACAAATTGCATAGTATATGCTGCTTGATCTGTAAGAACTAAAATATAATCTTTACCTGAAACGGCTGTAACAATTGTATTACCTTTGTCTAGTCTGAATGTCCCTGCAGTATTTACACTTGTAGGTTCGTAATCGTTAAAGTTTTCTTGATCTGAAAACCGTATAAACATTGGATCTTGTTTTGTTGGATCTCCCACAATAGTTTCAGTTCCAAAATGCACGAAGTGTCTATCTCGATCTGACACTGCTGTTAGAATAGATTTTGTAGGTGCTGAAGTTTGTATAGTTGCTCTATTTGCTGTTGGATTAGCAGCACCCGCATCCCAAGTGAATGTTTTACCATTTCGTATTGTTGCTGTAAGAATCTCACCAAAGTTATCTAATGACCAACTTCCTGGGTCTAGAATAGTAGTAGAAGATGTTGTTTGTTGACCCCAAGGTATACTTCCAACAGATCCACCCCAAACACCTGTACCCCAACCATAACCAGCAGTTTGCAAAATAGGTCCGATCGTTTCGTATTTTTGTAAAGATGTACTACCTCCAGCAGACATACCTGTGCCTCCTTCATTTGATGGCATTGTTACTGTAAAACTATTTGTTGCTGCTGTTGTTACTTCAAAAGTGTTCGTTGTAAAATCTGTATCAACATATGTTGTTGCTCCACCACCGGGTAGAGTAACTGAAGAAAAAATAAAATAGTCACCTTCCTCAAACCCGTGTGATGTTTTATTTATTGTAACTGTATTAGATCCATTAGAACTAGTAAATGTAGCACCTGTCAAAGCTGTAGCTAATGGTGTTATATCAAAATATTCACCACCATAATATATTAATAAAAGTTTAGATGTGCCAATTGCTGCATATTTTCTACCTTCTAAATCTGTAAAAGTATGTTGTGCTCTAGCAGGTCCTGAGATAGTTTTCTCACCTATTGCAACAAAGCCACCAATTTTTTCTGGTTGACCATATCTAAATCTTACAAAGTCTCCATCTATCCATTTTCCTTCAGCTCCTGAAGGTGTTTCTGTTTTATCAAAACCTGGTAATAATTTTATATTTGCTAATGCCATTATGCTACCCTCATAAATCTGTAAACCATTTCGCCGGCACCGCCTGTGCCACCTAGTGTTGCTCCTGTGCTATCGACTTGAGCTGCACCGCCTCCTGCACCCGATCCTCGAGTTCCGTCTCCACCATCCGTGCCACTGCCGATAGATGACCCTGCTGTACCCCCAGCTATATTTCCTGCAAACGATGGAGCACCACCAAAACCACTTATTCGACAACCTGATCCTGAACAGTTACCTGTTCCTGTCAAATTACCTTGTGCTCCATTACCTGAATCATTAAAGTTACCTGTGGGACCTGTGGTAAGTGTGGTTAATAATTTTGCTAATCCATCAGAGTCTCTGAAAGTTCCTGATGAATATCTTCCACTAGCAACAGTTGCTGAACCTGCAGATCCTGCAGTGTTAGTACGTAGCGTGGTTGAATCACTGCCTGTTCCACTTGATCCGCCGCCACCACCTAAAGTAAATAATGATCCTGTTACTGAAGCAGATAAACTTGTAACAGTTCCATCTCCTGCTGTACTGTCTGCATTACTTCCGTCATTACCTGGAGCTCCACCCACACCAACTGAATAGGTAAGAGTTTCATTACCAGCAACAATGAATACAGTGTCAGAAATATATGCACCTGATCCTCCACCTGCTCCAGCAGATTCTCCGTTTGCACCTGAGTCTGCATCTCCTCCACGCGCTGCTCCTCCGCCTCCTGCTACTGCAGATTTAATATGTATTGCATTCGCATTTTCAGGAACTGTAAATGTGCCGGTGCCCGTTGACAAAGTAATAAAGCTTGTTGCTTGAAATGACGAAAAAACTAATTTAAATGTACCACCAACATTTGCATACGCTTCATCAACACCCTGAAAAGTACCACTAACATTAACATAAATGTTGTTTGCATTTTTAAATTCAGTTCCGTTATGTACGTATGTTTCTGATGCCATGTATATCTCCTATGAATATACAAACCATAAATCTCCATTTGCACCACCAGCAGGTGTAACATTTGTAGTGATAGTAAACTTTCTTTCTAGCTTATCTGCAGTCACAGCATTGTTAGAAATTTTAACTGTTGTCACAGCATCATTTGAGAGTTTTACAGTTGTAATTTGATTGTCTGAAATTTTTGCAGTTACTATTTGATTGTCTGATATTTTTGCAGTAATCACAGCGTTGTCAGCTATTGATCCACTACCAACTTCACCACCTAATGTATTTAATGCTATTTCATTTAAATTCGTACCATCAGAATATGCTAAATGTATTTTACCATTGTCAGGATCGAAACCTGTTCCTGAAGCAGTTTTGAAAGTAAGATTATGTCCACCTCTTGTTGTAGAGTCTTTTACAATATACATTTTCTCAACAGAGTCAGGAATAGTTACTGATGAAGCTCCAAGCAGTGTGCCTGCAAATTCAACAACCATATTTCTTGCTTGAGAAATTGCACCATCGTCCATCGTCAAAGCTACTGTAGTCGCTGTAACGTTAATAGACTCATATCCTGATATAGCCTGTTCAGCTAATTGTAAGTTTGTATTTGTTTTAGAACCCCATGTACCGGCATTAGCACCAGTGACCATTAATTCTATTTTAAGATTTGTACTAAATGTTGAAGCCATAATTCATTATAATTTTACTAAGCAGCAATATCAACCTCCACCCAAGTATTTGTAACATCTGTGCTTACCTCAGACCATGCTAATGAGCCAACAGTACCAACAGAAACAGTCAAAGGTAAAGATTGTGCATCTACTGGTGTATCCAATAGAGCTTCCACACTATCTAAAGTTAGATTCATATTGATGCCTGTTACATTAGCATCTATATCAATACTAGCAGTACCGTTACCTAGTGTGGCTGTAATCGCATTGCCTGTTAATTGTACACTTCCACTTATTGTAAACGAGACAGTGCCTGTGCTCGTAAACATTGGATTACCAATCGGAAGATTTATTCCGCCTGCAGTAATACCCACTGCGTTTACTGCTGTATTTAAAACTTGTCCTACAGGAATTACATCAGGATCAACTTGTGAAGCTCCTATTGCGGATGTTAAATTTAATCCCGTAACTTGAGCAAAGGTAGTTGGAGTACCTAATGCTGCTATTGCATCTTGTGATATGGCCGTTATTCCAAAAGCCATGTTTACCTCGCTGTAGCCGGTATATTATTTGAACCTACTAATGGCGCCTCTGCAAATGCCATATAAACGTATATATTTCCTGAGCCATTGACTGTTGCACTAGCAGAATCACCTCCCTTTAATGCAAAACCATTTGAGTACATCTGTAATCCATAACCATCATTTAATGTACCAGTAGTACTAGGAAATAAAACATTAGACTCATTACTTCCTTTTCCATTAAAAGAAATTTTATTATCTGTTGCTACCCAATTTGCGGTAGCACTTGAATTTTTAACTATAACCCAAGCTGGTTTAAATCCTGTATAAACAAATGTACCATCAGTGTTACCGTTACCGGTATAGGATCCAAATTTACTGAAACCAGTTTTTTCTGCAAAACAGTAACTAATATAAGTTGCTGCATTCTCGTTAGCTGGTCCTCCTTTAGTAAAAACTGATGAAGTTGGAGCTGTATCATTAAAAACATTGCTTGAAGTTGCCGTAGTATCTGAGGCCTCTAAAAGAAGATATTTAGTAGGACCAATATCTGAAAAATAACTAAACCAATTATCTACAGCTGTTTTTCTTGAAAAAATTACTTTTGGTACAGCACCTAATCCATGTCCGATAGTTGCAGTTGATCCAGTGCCTGTATGTGAAACAATACTAAATCCTGCTGTTGTGTTAACTGAAACTGTGCTTGTAATATCTCCATCACCATTTGAGGAACCTGATCCACCAGCTCTCCAATTCCAAGACGTAAAACTTGCACTATTTGCATTAGTTTCACCACCACCACCTGAACCATTTAATGTAAAACCATTGCTATCAAGACTTGTAAATCCATCACCTGATATATCAGCTTGTGCACCAGTCGTATTTGATCTAAGTCTATTTGTTCCTCTTAAAACATCAAGTAGCACATGGTTATCGGTTCTACTTGTTGATTTTATCCAAAGCCAATCGGGTTGAAAGTTAAGGCCTGTGATGGCATTTGTTCCAGCATTACCTGTGTAAAGTTTCGGTTCAAAGTAGTCTATAGGCTTATCTATATTTGTATATGGCATTATAAGTTCAATCCTTTCGTACAAAGAGCAGTATAACCCGTAGGTACATCGTATTCAAACCTACCTAAATTTGATGCGTTTGTTCCCGCAGATGTTATCTCAGTAGTTCCAAAAAATCCGTTACCAAAATTAAACTCTACTTTTGTAGTTCCTGTAGTAGATAAATCCATTATAACAGGAAACATAAATACACCATCAGGAACATAATCATCTCTTGAACCTGCAAGACCCTCTATTAAACTTCCTGTTCTTGAAGATCCTGAAGTTGGAACTCCAACAGCAGAACCATTACTTAAATATACTCCATCTTTATGAACGTATAATGCCTTATTATCCATATCTAAAGCAAAACCAAGAATATCATTTGTTGTATTTGCTGTGCCAGTGCCAAACTCATCTGATGCTGAACCTGTATATCTCCCTGTAAAAGTTCCATTTAAATTCAGAGTCATCGCTGTGTACTCTGTTTCATCATAATAAGCTTGAGGAAATTTTTGTTCAACTCCACTGCTTATTCCTATTTGCATTCTTGTATTTGTAATAACTTTGGCTTCCCAATACCATTTTCCTGATGCAGCTCCTATTGTTCCATTATTAATTGATTTTAAAGCGTTATCACTAGTCGTGTCAAAAGTAGTAGCACCTCCTTTTATGTAATCACTACTGCTATCTGAGGTCATTCTCGATCTCTGTAATGCATTTAAGACGCAAAAATTATTACTAGGACAATCTTCAGTATTTGTTAAAGTTCCGCTAACTGTAAAATTATTCGTATTACCGGATTGATCTGTAACAGAATTACCATCTTTCAAAATAAAATATCCGTTTGTGCCGTACGTTACTGATGGACTTGTTATTATTTTCCATTCTCCAGTAGTGCTGTCTGTTTCACCAAATGATGATGCGTCATAAGAATAACCATCTGTCCAATGTATGTGGCTCATAATTCCCTCAAACGAAGAAGTGTTACCTTGGTCTGCTCTTTGTCCAATATATTGAGCTGTAATACTTTCGCTATATATATAATTATTGTTTTGACCAGGATAGTTTGTTGAACTAAATGAAGTTTCTTGAACACCATTTACATAAATTCTAATTCTATCGGCTGCTGTACTTTGTGTTGTGTCAACTCTAATTACAATATGATACCAGGCATTTGTGTCTAAAAACTGTCTATCAGTTACTACACCAGATAAAAGTGAACCACTAGAATTATAATCATACAAACCAAGAGTGCCATCGCTGTCGAAAAGCCATTGCGTCATTGATGAACTAGAGTAAGAACCTGCTGTCCATAAAAACGATTGTGCCCTAGTTGTCCTTTTTATCCAAGCTGAAAATGTAAATTTTTGTCTATCACCATTACCGCTAAATGTTCTTGTAAGTCTTGTCGATGCCATTAGTTAAATTGTCCTCCGCCTGAAGCTCCGTGTGATACTGTGATAGTAAACGCTCTTGAAGCCGTTTGTCCTTCAGCATCCGTCGCCGTAATTGTAAAACTACTTGTAGTAGTTTCTGTTGATCCAGTTTCAGTACCTGTAATTGTAGCAGAGCCGACTCCTGTGTTCAAGGTTGCTCCACCTGGTAATGTTCCTGATGTTCTAGCAAAACTTACTGCATCTGTTGCAGTTAAAGTAAAATTAAAAGTACCGCCATTTGCCACTGTACCTAAAGAACCTGATCCTGTAACCCACGCAGGTGCATCGGATATTGTTAACAATGCCGTTGCTGTTCGTGCAGCTAAACCATCATTGTTTTCTAATCTTAAAAAATAAGTGCCGTCAACAGATATAGTAAATGTTGCGACTACTGTTGTTGTATTTGTGAATGATACACTATCAGCGACTACAATAGCTCCTGTTGAAGAATTTTGTGCTTCAACAGCTGGTGGTGAAGAACTATCTTTAAAGTTCGTGCCGGTGAGCGTTATTGCTGTTTGTGTATTATCTGTTACCGAAGGTGAAATACTTGAAATCGTAGGAAAGGTTACTGCATCACCGAAAGATAATTGTCCTGCTCCGTCTGTTTGTAATACTTGATTTGCTGATCCTGCCGTGCTTGGAAAAGCGATTGTTCGCGCTCCTAAATTCAAAACAGGTGAAGTTAAGGCAACATAATTACCCATATATCCATGAGCAGAACATTGATAATAAAGCACGTTAGGTGTGTTTCTATCTACAGCTATGGTTGTGTGTGCTCCTGAGTTTCCTGGCACACCACTTGTAGTTACGTTTGTCGTATATTGAGTATTTTTTCCTGGATCAATATAAAATCTTAAAGGATGACCATCATTAGTGTTATCTGATTGATCAAACTTATAATAATAAGGTTTATCGGTATCAAAACCATTTAATTGAATTTTTGGCGCTTGTAATCCATTAATTAAATATGCATTACCACTACCTACTCCATTGTAAGGATGATCCGAAGTTTTTGATGCTACGGTTACTGTAAATACAATTGGGGCTGTTGATGATGGATATACTCCTTGAATACCACCACCTGTCGATTTACTAATGATGACATTACCATCTACATCCTGTATTGTATCTACTTTTATAATACTACTCATATTATCTCGCTACCGCCGGTGTTTCATTTGATGCTACAAAAGGCTGTTCAGCAAAAGCTAAATAGATATATGAACCACCATTATTATTTAAACCACCATTAGTTGTTCTCCATTTAAAACCATTGGCTAAAAAATCTATCTCATCACCAGTTGTGGATTCTGAACTACTTAAGTTCCAATATAACTTATCATTTCCTGAAACGTTATAACCTATTCTTTTGTTATCAAAAACATTCCAATCTTCTGATCCAGAATCATATCTTTTTGCCATAACTAAAGCTGGTCTGAAACCCGTATGGATAAATTTACCGTATGTTGAACTATTACCAACATAAGATCCAATAGAACTAAATCCTTGTATTTCAGAAAAACAATATGCTATTAAATCTACACCTGTTGAATGATGATCGTAATATGTAGAAAATGTTGTATCTGAAGTTGCAGTAATTAAATTTGCGGTCGCTTCAGAAATTGTTGTATTTAATTGAATATATTTACCAAAACCTATTCCTGAATGATAAACTCCCCAGTTTTGACTACCTCCTGTTAAATTTTTAATCATAATCATTTTTGGTGTAGTTCCTAGACCGTGTCCAACTGTAAAGGGAGTGCCTGAACCAGGGTTTGTATATTTAACAATACTTATTCCTGCTGTTGTATTAGCTGAAACTGTTGACTCTACACTCCCGACATTATTTGTTGCGCCTGTACCACCACCCTTCCAATTCCAAGCTACATAATTATAACTACCGTTTACAGAACCATCACTTGTGCCAATTGTAAATCCATCACTATCAAAACTTGTTAATGGAATAGCATTACTTTGTTGCCCTGTTGAATTTGATGTAATGTAATTAGATGGTCCTCTTACTACATCAAAAAGTCGATTACTTTCAGCATAATTTCTTCCTTTTATCCAAACCCAATCTGGTTGGAAACCGACTCCAGTAATTGCATGCGAAGAACTAGCATTACCTGTATAAAGTTTTGGTGTAAAATGATCTGATGGTTGAAATGAAATATAATCTGCCATTTATTAACTCCCAAATTGTTTTAAGTTTTTAGTATTCATAGTATAAAAATTTTTCGCAGTGCTATCAAAGTTTGATGCTCCACCCTGATTTGGCGAATATTTAAATGTACCATAACTATTTGCATCTGAATATGTTGTCCCTGTCAAAGCAGTAGTGCCGAACACACCGCTTCCAAAATTTAAATTTGTCAAACCATCATAAACTGCTGTTGTTAACAGATAGGGTTTTCCATCAGCGTGTATATCATAACCAGTACCGCTATTTTGTAATGTTCCGTTTTTTGCAAAATAAATTTTATTATCCTCTAGGTCAACAAAGATACCTATGTAATCTGTGCTTCCATAACTATCTCCATAAGTTGCGCTTGTATCTGTTGACGGAGTAGAATAATATATTTTTCCATTTGTTCCATAATATCCATAAGCATAACCATTAGAGTTTGTATTTATTTCTGATTCTGGTTGTGTTGCGTTAGCATTCATTTTTGCTTGACTAGTGATTCCGTAATGCACATAGTTACTACTATTCGTATGACCATATCCTTCAAAATACCATCTACCTTTTGTTATTGCCATAGTGCAAGGAATAGTATTCCAAGCTGTTGTATTAATGTTTACTGTATTGTTTCCATTTGTAAAAAACAATGCAGAGTTATATTCTATTGAATACAAAGGATTTAAAACTGCTTGGTTGTTTGTAGGAGAATCAACATTTTGTGTTAAGTTTCCAGATACAGTAAAATCGTTTGAACCTGCACTATCCGTGCCCATCGATCCACTGTTTTCAAATTTTAAAAAGAAGCCATTTAATCCATAAGTAACTGAAGGTGCAGTATTAGGTTTCCAAATACCTGAAGTAGCGTCTGTTGATCCGAAAGTGCTAGCATCATATTGAGTTCCATCTACAAAATGAAAGTGAGTAAGCATTCCATCAAAATGATTACCATTATTTATTGCACCAATTTCTTGAGTGTTTGATGCTTTAGCTAATCTAAATTCAACATCTTGTGCTGGATAACTTGATTGATCAAAAGCTGTTTCTTGTGTGCCATTGACATAAATTTTTACCCTATCTGCTGCTGTTCCTTGTGTAGTATCAACAGCTATTACAATATGATACCAGGCACTAGGATCTCTAAAAACTCTTGTTGTTAAGAGATAAACACTTTGAGAACCACTTATTGAACCAAAAAAACCTAATTGATCACCGCTAGGAAAATAAACATAATCATTACTTGAGCCACTTGGATAAGAACCAAAAACTGTTTCTTGAGCTACACTGATAAGAGATCTTTTCATCCAAAAGGAAATTGTAAATTTTTTATTATTTGTTACTGTTCCTACATTTGTTCTTGTTAATCTTGTTGATGCCATAATATTATCCTAGTTAAACTGTCCTGAGTTATTTACTCCTACTGTTATTGCAATACTAAATGTTCTTGCTGCAGTCTGTCCCTCAGCGTCTGTAGCAGTAAGCTCAAAACTAAATGATTCATTAGCCACGCTACCACTCTCTGTTCCTGATATTACACCAGTTCCTGCTGTTAAAGAAAGACCACCTGGAAAATTTCCTGATGTTTTTGAAAAAGTTATTGCGGAATCAGATGTTGCAACTACGTTTACTGAAATAGTGCTACCCGCAGCAAAAGTTCCTAATGACCCTGCAGCTGTAGAGTATGCAACTCCTGTTGAAACTCCAAGTAATTGTGTAGATAATGTTGCGTTACCATCAGGGTTTTCAATATAAAGTTTATAATCTCCATTAACTGCTATTGTAAATTTTGCTTTAATTTGTGTAGCAGATGTAAACGTTACTGTGTCAGCCACAATTGAAGCTCCCGTAGAACTATTTACAGCTGTTACTAACGGAATACTTACAAATCCTGTTCCTGTAATCGTCACCTCAGTTTGCGTGCTTGTTGTAATTACAGCCGGACTAAATGCGCTTGTGACTGCAGGATTATCTTCAGTTGGAATGGTAACACTACCTCCAAGATTTACACTACTACCATTTATAGTTATGTTACTTGCAGTTAATGCAGCAGGTGCAATAGCACCAGCAGTAATATTTACATTACCTTGCATTGTAGTCGTATCTCCAGAATCTCCTACCGTTAATGAGGTACCTGATCGTGGGCTAATTTTATTTGTTTTTACTTCACTCATATTAATATTGTAATGATACTCCTCTTATTCTTGCTTCCTTGCTACCTTGTGATTGATTTGCAAATTCTATTTTGTAAGTTAGCTGGGTCCCCGCTGTAACCGAAAGGTCATTAACTTTAGCCATCTTAATACCAGTAGCAAAATCTGGTAAAGCTGTAAGTGTAGCTGTGCTGTAATTGCTTCCATTATCAGCCGAGAGTTTCAGTATTATATCTGTGTTTAATGCGTTAGTTCCACTTGTATCTTGATAAGTGATAACTGCACCCATAGACGAAGTTGATGCTCCAGCAGTTATCGCCACTCCCTCAAAACTTCCTGTTGCATTAAGCCCCCCAGTTGCAGATTTAAAATTCCATTCGTAATTATAATTATTGTAGTTTGTTGTGATTGCACCTCCAGTTCTATCAACAAACTGAAGGTAACGATAAGCAACTGTATTTGACCAGCTAAATTCTTGTGGGTTGTTTGAACCATCACCCCAAACTTGCCCTCCTAATAAAGTTGTGTAAGATAAATTATCGTTTGAACCCTCCCATGCCCAAGCAGAACCAGCTTGTGCAGAGGTATTTTGAGTAGTAAATTTTGCACCTGTATAAATTTTTGAATTACCTGCACCTAAATCAAACCTGACAAAAACTCCTGTTTGTGATGCTGCCTGTGCTAATACTAAATTTTGACCACTCATAGTTCCGTCTATCAAAGCTGTTCTTGCTGGGCTTCCAGCTTCCCAATTTCCGTTATCTGTAACTGTATAAATTGATGTTCTGTCCCCACTATCGTAGCTTGAACTTCCTAAACTTAATGAAGATACATATTCACCAGACCCATCGTGTGAGGAATTTGTAAGATTAGTAATACCATTGGCATCATTGAACACATCAAAACTTGCAGAGGCAGTATTTGAAACATTAAGATTTTCTTGTGTGTGTACTCTTAATCCTAAAGTAGATAAATCGTTTACAATTTTGTTATCGTCAAATTCTGTTATATTTAAACGAGAGTTTGATATAGTTCCTGATGCAATTGAACTTGCAGGAAATCCAGTGTATCTTATGTCTCTATAATTAGCCATATTATTTGTCCTTTAGTAACCACCCTTGTGTTGCATCAACATATACTAATGTAAACGCTGCTCTTTCTGTTGACACTGTCAAATCTGATGCTGCCCCTTGAATTTTATGTGAGTTCCTCCCTATTGTTATATTGTTTGTATCTGCTGTTCCAGCATAATCTATTATTGAAACTTCATTTCCAATAGTTGCAGATGATGGTAGTGTTGCTGTAACAACTCCACTTGAAGTATCTATAAAATAACCTTCACCTGCTACTGCAGTAAAATCACTTGTTTTAACTGCTTGCCATGAAGTTCCACCAACACCTGTTGGTAAATTTACAGTTGCAGTAGTTAAATTAATAGTATCACCAGCTTCGCCAATTTGTAAATTAGTGCCTGATTTTGGTACTACTTGATCTACTTCAATTTTACTCATTAAACTACTACCAATGTTCCACTTACTGTTAATGTTCCTGTTATACTTACTGGTCCTGCCAACACACCATTTTCAATTGTTTGGTCTTGAGAAATGGTTGCTGAGTGTGTGCTTACAAAATCTTGCGCTGACATTGATGGTGAAGGCATCCTAGCTGCAGGCATGGTACAAAAAACATCTTTAGTACCTGCAGTAAAATTAACCAATGCGTCACTATTTGAAGAAGACAAAACAGTTTGCCTTGATAATGTATCAGGTGTTGCATCTGTAACTGTCCCAATACCTACTTCAAATTCTGCAGGTGATGCACCGATATGTGAAATACAATAAAAGGTTTGATTCCCCGTACCAATTCCAGATACGAAGCTTTCAAAATCTTGTGAAGCACCTGCTAAATTGAGAGTTCCTGTTCCTTCAGTGGTGCTTGTCTCTTTTACTCTGTCATTTACAACTAGAGCCATACACCTCCTAACTTATTCTTAAAATAGCATTTGAACTGTTAAACGTTGGAAACTGAATAGTGAAAGTTCCAGCCGTAGCTGTTTTATCACCACCAAAATCCAAAACTGCAACAGCTTTGTCACTGTTTGACGTGTTATAAATTAAAGCGCCTCTTGCTGTTAAAGTTACTCCAGTAAATGATAACTCTGCAAAGTCTACAATTGCTACACCTGTATCAAGTGAAGTTTGTTGACCTGTTAATACGCCACCACCTTGTGCATATTGACCTGAGTCAGGAACTTGTCCTCCTGTACTATCACCAGGATATGCTGTAGTAGCTGCAGATAAATTTGCTGAAGAATCATACAGGGCTAATTTAAAAACATCTTGTCCGCTTTGGAATTCATGTCCGCCTTCTAATAATTCTTTTTTAAATGAATTGCATACTGCTTGTGCGATTGCCATAATATTCTCCTACATAGTTTTTTTAGTATTTGGCGACGGAGATCCAACTTGTAATCTTGGAACACCATCGTCGTATTCAGCTCTTCTACGTCTACCCATTTGTTGAAGAGCAAAAGCTTCTATAGCCTTATCATACCTTGTTTTATACAGGTTGTACATATCCATAGGGCCTTTTAGGTATGAAAAAACTTCTGCCAAAACTCCATACAATAACATGCCCTCTTGGTAAGTTGCTAAAAATGTATTTGTTGAGGCATCAAAATGTGGTGGATCAATAATATAATTTAATTGTGTTGCATATGCTTGATCCGGAGTCGGTGCTACAACTACTGAATTATCATCCCAATTTGCGTAGTATTTAGGTTTACCTGTAGCTCCACTGCCATTAAATTCTGTAATAAAACTTGTATCTTTCTTCTCCATGAAAGTTCTGTTGCTTGTAAGGCTTGATGAATCAAAAACTTGTAAAGATCTAATAACTAAAAAACTAGAGGGCATTTGCAAGAATCTTTTATTAGCATTAAAGTTGGAAGTTGCATATTTACGTATATCATCATAATCTACACGTCCTGCAACATCTAGTTCTACGTTTCTAATATATCCATCAATTAGTGTATCAGATAAGACGTTACTATCAACTTCAGCATAACTTCTTACTCTAGTTAAAAAATCTGTATGTGTTACTGCCATTATGTGATACTCACTGTTATAGAGCCTAATGATATTTTAGCTTCTCTTTTTCTATTTTCTTCCGCAGGATTTTTTGGAACCATGCTTCTTACTGAAGTTATATTATCAACACTTGTGATCGCAGCTCTTGCTGTTTGAAATGCAAAATCGCCTGGAAGTTTTAAATTTGCTACAGTTACTGGTCTACCTCCAGAATCTACTACAGATGTATCAGTAGGAGCTTGTGGATTTATAGCAGACATGATAGATGGTTGTTGAAAGAATCGAGGTCTTGCATTTTGAATTGCAATTTTATCCGCTGTAATTTTTCTTCTTCTAATTTGAGGATGCTTAGATTCAAATTCAGATTTATGTACAAAGGACCCATTCCATTCTTTGACCATTTCACTATATGGGAATTCCATACCAGATCTATCAGAAATTGCTTTAGCATATTTACCTTTTGCAAAATTTGCCATTATAATATGTCCTTATAATAATCCATTAAACCACCTTTGGATTTTTTTGTTATATTTTTACTCATAAAATCTCTAACACTCTCAGAGATATTTTTTCTTATTTGTCTCATTTTTTCTTTACTTGCCATAGGCACTTTCATGGTTACAGAGTCTTTTTGTTTAAATTTACCTACTATACTTAAACCTTTACCCTTATCCATTTTTAATATTTTATCTGTCTCTTTTTTAGTTATTTCTTTTGCTCCTTTTGCCATGGCTGATTTAATTTTACTCTTAACAGATGTTAGTAAAACTTTTCCAGTAGGTAATAATAATCTAGTAATCACTAAGCGCCATCTCCAAAGTATGCTTGTGGTGAAATAAACACAGATGTTCTTTGTCCATCTTGATCAAGTGCCCTTTTCATTTCATCTTCATAAGCGAGTTTAAGTGTTTGAGTTGCTTGCGGGTTTATCATAAAGGATAAATAGTAAGCTAAGCCACCAATCATACAAGGTATAAAGCGATATGCTACATCAGCATTATTTGTATAGCTTCCAGCGTCCTCAATACGACCAATAGAGTAATATTTTAAATGTGTATATGTATTTAAGTTGGGCGCAGAATATAAAAATATTTTCGGTGTTTTTAATCTGTCGACATAATATTGTGACGGTTGTCCTGTTTGTAATTTATTTGGTAATGCAGCATAGGTTGATCTATCAATTTTTGTAAGAGAAATATCAGTAGTATCACTATTCTCACCACTAATTGACGTTGAAGAAATAAAAGCTTCTAACACATCATTCACATCAGTAGCTGTTGTATATGCTGCTTGGCCTGAGACTAAAGCAACTTCTTTCAACGATACTTTCCATAGATGAACACCTCTATTACCCCACTCTGAAAACAATATGTTTAAGTTTCTTCTTGCTCTTTTTAAATCATAACCAGAGTCAGTCATAACTCCACATCGATTGTAAGCTTCTTGTACAATCTCTTCTATACTCAAATCAAATGAAGTAGTTCCTGAAGTAGCCATTATTTAAATTCCTTTAATTTTTTATTAACAGTTTGTGCTGCTTCTTTATGTGCAGATGAGGTGCTCAAGCCTGCAGCTCTATTCTCATCATACTCTTTTCTAAAAAGTTTTTGAAATTTTTTTGATGCACCTTTCACAACAGGTACTCCAAATCTAAAAGCTACTCCTATAAATGGCATTATATAACTCCTCTGTAATAATCCATCATACCACCCTTACTTGCTTTAGCAAAGGTCTTGACATTTGTTGGTTTTCCTCCAACACCTTGAGCTTTACTTCTTTTTCTCGCAACCGCAGAACGCCTTTGCGATTCTGTCATTCGGGCGGCTTTTGCAGCAGGCACGCATTTGGGGTATTTTCTTTTTGATCCACTTGCAGATTTTCTTCCACATGGTTTAAAACCTCCACCTTTTTTCTTGGAGCCAATATCGACCCATTTTTCTGCGAACCATTTTTTTAGTCCACTGGCCATTACTTTACTCCATTAAATTTAGTTCCTTGTATTGAAACTCCACCACCTCTAGAGTATCTAAGTTTGCCACCTATTGTAATTTGTTTTCGTTTTCCTTTTTTAGATCCTGAAATACCATATGAATAGTTCTCACCAGATTTACCTACGTCAAAATAAGTTTCTGAAGGTTCTTTATATGTCGAATCCTTATATTTAACGATGTTTGTTCCTGCAGTTACATCAATACCTTTTTTTGTTGTAATATTTACACTTGGTCCTATTTCAGTTTTGTATTCATCTTCGTACAAATCTAATTTCGGTTCAATTGTGCCTGGTTCTTTTTTCTTTTTAACTAAAATGGGGCCTTGTTGGTTATCAGGCATTGGTTGAGGCGGTTGAGGCATTCGAATCCCTCCCATACCAGAACCAGAGCCAATCAAATCTTTTGTATATTTTTTTGTGTCGCTCACATTAAATCCTTATAATAATCCATCATGCCGCCTGATGCCACTTTGATAGTTTTTAAAGTTTTAGCTTGTCCTTTATGTAATTTAGAAGCTTTGTTAAGTCCTTTTACAACTTTTTTAATTTTGGCCATGTCACCTTTTTTTAAACCTAGAATTTCTTTTACTTTTCTATTCTTTGCCATAGCAAGACCAACACCCATAGGAGCTGAAGTAATACCCATAGAATTATCTTTCATCATTTTTTTTGCTTTTTCCATTTTTTTCTTATTAGCCGCCCCAAGTGCTAAAACTCCTAATGCTGCTTTTACCATTGTTCCTTTTTTAGCAGGTTTAGGTCCTTTGAAATCTTTTCTTTTTACACCGGATGGGTCTTTAATTTTTCCTGCACATATTTTTGATGCGTAGGCATTAGCATAGGCGCTAGGGTACACCTTGAATTTTCGCTTCGCTGCGGCTTTACCTCTTGGACATAGTTTAGTCATTTAGTTCTCCTGTTTTAGTGGCCACTTTGAGAGATGTTTTCTCCTTTTTGCGGTCGTACAACTTTTTAGATTTTACCACTTTGGATTTGAAAATGCTAGACCTTACGAGTTTTGCGAATGGATTCTTTAGCGTTTTTAGCAATTTTTACTACCTCATTTTTGCCCATTACTTTAGCACGTTGCTCCATGACTGTAAGAATCTGTATTTTTCTTGCAAATGGCTTGTTCACATTTTTAACTTTTTTTACTGTAGCTCTTGCGTCTGCTGGGGTAGCAAATTTTATTTTTACAGTATCTTTAGGATTTTCATCAGTATATAATCTTCTATCAGAACCTGGTGGTTTTTTACCTGTTCCTACTTTAGGATCTCCACCCTTTGAAAAAACTTGTATTTTTCTTTTTTGATCTCTAGCACCCCTAAGTTTGCCTTCGACTTGCTTTGACATTGATCCTCTACCTATAGCCATATTATTGTATCCATGGTGTATAATGAGTCTTACCATCAACTCGAGCAGCACGCAACCATTGTTGTCTGTTGCTATTACGCGAGTATGAGCAATGAATCCAGCCAGACGATGGTTCGCCGTCTTTGTAAAATTCAAGGATTCCTTGGTCTACTTCAAGATTATCTCTAATCCAACGAGCTAGTTCCCTATTGTCAACACCTGGTATTTCAAAGTCAGCTGCAGCTGATTCTTCAGAAGCTGTATGTTGACTGTTTACTGAACTACCAATTTCTATGCACAGCTGAGCACATCGAAATCCACTAGAAATAATTAGAGGCTTGTCAAAATGTGATCTTATTGGTTGAAGTACATTTACAGCAAGAGCTTTTAAATTTTCTATTTGTTCAGGACTAGGATTGTTGTTAATTCCTTTTCTCTCAGCCACTTGGCTTTTTGTAAGTTCGTCTAAAGTTATGTTAGCAGTTAACTTCATTTTTTCTCCTTAATTTTGTAAAACATATCGTCTGTATCATCTGTTACCCAATCTTTGTTTTCGACAGACCACTCTGTAGTTTGCACTTTATAGTCTGGCCAAGATCGATCAGTAGTATAGTTAGAAACGCTCCACAAGATACGATTATTAGGCTGAGCAGCATAATTCCCGTTATCAAGTGCCAATATATGTGCACACTTATGTTCTTGAGGAATTTCAGAATGTTCAGCATCAATTTCATTAATTTCTGGACTCGCCCAATCGATTGTAAATTGATATTCTCCATGATAAAATTTTTTATCCTTTCCTAAAAATTTACCGCGCTGCCCACTAAGAAAATCAAATTCAGTGCAACTAGGATAATAACTAAAACAATTCCACAATTCCAACTGGTCAACCGACATATTTGGCACTTCGGTTCTACAAAATTGTTTTTGGAAAAACGCTGAGATAGGCAATCTCCAATAACACGCACCGTTGGGTAACATACAGTGAAAAAGTAATGAACGCCCCGTGATACTCGCCATACCAAAGATAACGCAATCAAGACTTTCTTTTTTATACTTAGGATCGAGATCATATAAGTATTCTTTCTTTACTTTAGCATACACTGTTGGAATGTTTATGTTAAGATAGGCCATAGATTATTTGTTATCATTTAAACCAACATAAATCACTACACATAATAAAATAAATGCAATTATAGTGTTTATAGGTAGAAAAGGTTCCATTATTCAGATATTCCCATTATCCATAGCATTATAAATATATAACAAATGGGTTCCATTATGGTAGTATTTTAACAATTTTTTTTCTATCCATGTATATCTCTGTTTGAGCATTCACTTTTTTACAAGTAAATACAACTCTCTCAGGATTTACCTCGTTTTGAGCTAGGCGCTTTGATTTCAAACAATCGGATAACGACGTTTTGTACGTATGTTCTATCATTGAACCATTCAAAGTTAAAATTAATGCAAATACAGTCTCTATCATAATACTTTACCTTTGTTTGGTCCGTATTTAATTCTGTATTTATGCGTACCCGTAGCATTAATCTCTACTTCTTTTTTGAGATCTTTGACATAGCTCATTTGTTTTGCTTTTTTCTCTTGTTCAGAGATATAATCTAAAATTTTTTTAGTGATTCTTTCCATTTCCGTTCCTAATAATTTTTTCTACATCCTCAGTTAACTTCTCAGTTCTTTTTTTTAAAAACTCTATGTTTACCGCATTGTTTCTCATACTCTTTAGCTCCGCCTCTACATCCTCTAATAAACCACTGACATGTTCAACAATCATAAAAAGTTCTGCTTCTCCGGCTGATTGACCTAACTCACCTCTTGGATACTTAATTCTAAACTCTGAGTTTTGGTCTAAATCTTTTTGCATCAACTCTATCTTTGTGGAGTGCTGATTTAATTTTTCATGAATGCCAAAATAAGCCCAGGTTCCAATCGCGATTATCGCGATCAAACTGGCAACCGTCTTCATAGGCATCTGTACAGCTGCTGATTCCGAGATTTTTAGGGCCATAACTACTTATAGAAACCTTTAAAAATCCAATCAACCATTTTATTCCAAAGGTTTTTGGCTTTTTCCCATATTTTTTTTAACATTTCCATCTCCTTCTTGCTTGTCTTAATCTTGAATTTGGATCTTTGGCTGCTTTTGGAAACTTCTTCATTTGACCCGCGCTTCTAGCACAGAATGATTTACGTCTCTTTGCATCCTTAGAACCTTTCTTTACTTTTCCAGTTACTGCAGTTTTTAACTTAGAGCCTGGATTATCTCTACGATATTTTGCAACACCTGCAGCAGTCATACCGGCTCCTTTTTTTGTAGCTCGGTAATATTTTTTTGTTCGAGGTGGTTGAACATCCCCACCTCTTTTTAATTTCAATATATCTGAATAGTATTCAATATCCATTAGCCCGTGAAGGTAATAGTAACACCAGCAGTGCCTGAGATTGTGGCATGAATTCCATCTTGAAATACAATACCGTTACCAGGTAAATACATATCCAAACCCTCTTCTCCAAATAAATAAGTTGCCACAATATCGCCAGTTGCACCACCCGTTCTAAAAATAATAGAACCATTAGTGCTGTTTCCCTTACCTTGTATAGAGGTAAGTCTGCATTTATGTGTAAAACCTGTTCCGCCTAATGCAACCATTTGACCTGTGCTTGTTGCATGTGCCGACTGTTGGTCTGATGAAAAGCTTGATCCGCCCATAAAATTTTATCTCCTAAGTTTGGTGCTCCCGAAGGAGCACCATATTTTTATTATGTTATGTTTCTATTCTGTATGTACTCAACAGTTAAAACACCTTCTCCACTTCCTGAGCCTGGTGAAATAAAAACAATAGTTTGATCAGAAGAACCTGTATTTTTCCAGTTAGCTTCCGTACCTGTGCTTGTTGCATTTACTCTGTGAGCTCCAACTGTACCTACAGCCAAACCATCTACGAATAAATCTGTATCAGATGATATTCCAACATCGATTGTGTTAGTACCATTGTCAAATGCAGTAGTTACTAAAACATAAACGTTTGTGATTTGTGAATTAGCAGGGATAATAATATCCGTAGTTCCAAAAGCATTAACTTCTGTTACTGCTGCTGATTGTGCCATGACCGTAAACCCGACGTTCGCTGCAGCACCTTCTCTTTTATCTCCGGCTTTAATTGGTCCGGAAAATGTTGTTGTTGCCATAATTTCCTCCTGTATAGCGTTACGTCATACAATCTCTATACCGTCTGCCTAGTCAGTTTGCATGACAATTTAATCTAGGTTGTTTTCATTATACATAAAAAAAGGGGCGATGTGAACACCGCCCCTTCAAATTAGATTATGTAACTAGAATTATAACTTACCGTTACCAAATACACATCTTGGATCTGAGAATCCAAATGAGTATCTTTCTCTAGCTTTAAATCTGACGTTTCCTGTCTCAAAATCACCTTCCATTGCAGTTTTGATTGGCGCTCTTACGAAATGCTTGAATCCATTAGGGATATCAGTCATTATGAAGTATGCATCCGTGTCAGATAAAAAGTTATTAACTCTATATCCTTGTGGAATCATACCCATAGATGCAATCGCATTGATGTCGTTATCTGCAGTTGCCGTTCTTTGAGGAGACTTCATTAATCTTTCTGCTGTAAATTGTAATTCTTTTGGAATTATCATTTTTACGCCTTGTGCAGCGATTTTTAAGCCTCTTTCATCGACGAAAGCGTTGATATCGATCAATGACTGCTCTAGTGAAGTTTCGTTTAAGTCTGCAGCTGTTGCTAATACGTTCGTGAATGTACCACCAGACGCTAATGGGTGGTTGTTCGCTATTAAAGGAACTCCATCTCCACCAGGGTTAGCAGCATTCTGAGCGTTATTTAGAATAGACGCAGATTTAACTTGCTTCGTGTTAGACATAGATCTTGCTAATGCTCTTGTGTATCTAGCAGCAAGTCTGTCATAAAGGTTATCTTCGATTGCTTCCTCTGTGATAGCGAATGCAAGTGCTACAGTGTCGTGTGTGTATCTAGCAGTGAATGACTCAGTTGCTTGATCAAATACGACTGACGCACCTTCTTGTTTTACTGGTGCTCCAGCAAAACCAGATAGCATTACTTCCTCTTCGAAAGCTCTGTCAGATGTTTCTGTGTTGTATATCTCCGTATGTTGATTTTCATAACGGTTATACTCCAGGCCGAATAGTGCATTCAAACCTGGCTCTAGTTCTTTGACTAGTTGTGCTCTACTTATTGCCATAGTTTATACTCCTATACTCCTGTTTGGTGTCTGAAGAAGTGTCTGTTAATTCTAACTAAGATGTTAGCATTAGCACTTGACACGTCGCTGTTATTTGGATCTTGCGAAATATCAATGGCTTGAACCATGTATGACGCGTTAGTTCCAGATTCAGAAACATCAAGTTGAACTTCTGAGATACCTGTTTTAGTGTTACCGCCACCGTTGTTTAACGAATAGTTTTGGAACAGATCTGCTTGTGCAAAAGTGTCATCCGCATTAATCAAAAACACAGCATCAGGGTCATCTACTACAAATGCAGTTATGTCATCTGCAGCGATTCCGCCTGGGTATGAATTTGAAAAGGTTGGCTTTTGCGTAGTAGGGTCTGTATAAAAACATCCGTTGAAAACTCCAATAACATGATTTGACGTGCCGCCTGTATGTCTTTCGATTACGCCAGCAGTCTTCGGTTCAACTAAGTCACCTTGAAATATCGCAGTGCCATAGTTGTTCGCGATTTTATATCTGTTTTGAGCTCCAACTAGTGGTGTACCATCAAGTTTTCTGTGTGGTCTAAGACCAAACTTTTCTAGTACGTTTGCCATAAGTTTTTCTCCTATTACTTATATTGTTAGTGTTAACCAACCTTGTAGGTTGTAATCGTTAATAAATTAACTCTTACGGCCACCTCCAAAGGTTACTTTGGACTGCCTCTCAATATTGATTGGCATATCCGGATGTTGTTCCTTCATAAGATCTCTATCTACCGCTTCCATTCGATCCTGAGATATTCTATTAAAATATTCAGAACGGCTTTTTAAGATCTCTGTTGGTATCCTTCCCAACGCAAGGCCTCCAATTCCGACGATCCCCTGATGTTTGCCCTCAGAAATGACTGGATAATCGTTTTCACCAATTTCACTTAACAGTGTATCAGCTCTGACAAATTCCCAACCTTCTCTAAGTTTTCTAGATACATTTGATGTATCTTCAAAACCGGCAACGGACATTCTTATCCATCGATGTTCATATCCGTTAGGTGCAGGTGGTGCATCCAAACTGGAAGATGGAGTCCAAACTTTTTTTCGAGATTGTTTTTCTCGAGTTTGTGACTCGCGTGAAGTTTTTATTTTGTTCATTCGCCCTCCTTCACGTATTTAGCGTATTCCTCTAAAGGCACCCCTAATTTCTTAGCGATTACTACCTGTGATTTGGTGAGTTTCACAGACTTGCGTCCTCCTTGTCTTCGACTTACTGAAGCTACATTTTGGACAGGTTTAGTAGCAACAGGTTTTTCTTCAGTCGTAGACTGGGCAAACTTCTGAGGGAAGTACTCCTTCATACGTTCGTTAATGTTAGTATAATATTCGTCAGAGTCAGAAGCAACCCCCTCTGCTAATAAATCTTCGTGAATTGACATCGCAGCGTTAGTCATAACTCTGTCAGTGCCAAACCAAGAATTTTTTGTAGCCCAATCAGTCGCTTTTTGACTAACTGGTGGTGGAGGTGTTTCACCTGATTCCTCTTGCTTTTGCTCTTTCTCTTCCGAATCTTTTGGTTGTGCTGCCTTAGAGACATTTACTTTCTCTTTTTCGACAGCAAGTTTAGCAATGGCTGCATTAGCCTCAGCTATTTTATCTGCATCTTGTGCTTCTATAGCCTCTTTCAATATTTTCTTTTGTCTTTCTGTTTCAGAGTCTACTCTTGCATCATATTCAGATAGATAGTTCTTGCTAGTTTCATCTGATTTCTTTTCTAAGGAATCATATTTTTTCTTCAGTCCTTTGGCATAATTGAGAGCTGCTTTTTCTCTTCTTTCAGCTTCTTTCTGCTTATAGACTAATTCATTGATTCTCTTTTGAAAATCAGAGTCTTGTTTTTTTAAGTTATCTTTTTTCTCTTCGACAACTTCTTCTTTTTTCTCCTCAACTTTAACATCTTCTTTTTTTTCAGTAGGTTTATTTACTATAGTGTATCCTAAATCTACTTCTTCTTTGGTTAATGTTGATGGATGTTCTTCTTGTTTTTGCTCAACACTGATTGATTCTTCTTTCACATCATCAGTATCGAGTTCAACCTCATTTTGAGGTTCTGCATTTATGTCCGCCATTTTTTCCTCCTAGTAAGCGTGCAAAATATCTGCAGGGTTTTTAATACGAGCGATGACTTCATCATCGTTAAGTATTCTTACTTCCCCTCCATCTATTTTGAATCTAGAGCCGGAATATCTTCCGAAAATGACCCAATCTCTTTCGTTACACCATTTACCAAAAGGAAATTTTTCTTTGTCTCGATAACAAAGCGAACCCATCTTCAAGACCAATCCACAGACTGTTGTCATTTGAATTGTATCATGAGTTGTGTCAGCTAAAATTAATCCACCCTTAGTTTTTTTTGGCCCTGCATATGGCAACACCAATAGCCTGTATCCTGTCGGATCTGGCAATCGCTCTAAAAGTGATTGATCAATTGATTGTTCGTCTAAGACCTTTGAGACTTCTTCTTTGTCCTTATAAGCTTTCTCAAGACTTTCCGTCTGTTTCGGTTTCTCCGTAGACTCCGTCATTATAGCTCCGTTTTTTTTAACAGTTCATTTATGTCCTGTTGCAAATCCTCAAGGGATTTGATTTGTCCACGATGATACATTAGTTGTTTATCATCGTCAACGTTATATATAAGCGAATCTTTTGTATTATCAACCCGCTTCTTAATAAGTTTTTTAATAGCATCTATAGTATCTATATCTGCCACTATTTCTTACCGTTTCTAAATATTTGCGTGCCCTTTATTCCAAATATGCTAGCCACTACCAAAATCCACAAGTTTGTGAACCAGGAAGGGAGTGATTGAAAATGATCAAAAAATATTTTGACCTTATCCATAGCAGTAGGATCGTCCGATATAACCGCCCATGCGAGCACTGCTATCGGAGCGCTTAAAATAAGCAACACAAATTCGTCTTTCCAGTCAGATTGTCTAGCTTCCAATAATTTACCTTGGTAAGCTTCTTCTCCCCGAGCTTGTCTCTCGGCATGAAGTAATTGTGCTTCTGACATCGCCATTTTGGCCTTTTGTCGGTTCGCATATATTTTTGAACCGGCTTGGACCGCAACTTTAATTGCACTTAGCCACATTTTTCCTCCAATACTTTGTTTAGTTTTCTGTACTTCTCGTTTTCGTTTTGATTATCGATATACATTTTCAGTACTTTATCGATTTTATTTTTCCTTCGCAACGATAAAAAATTATATATTTTAAAAAAGATGTTTATGGCAGCTCTCCCTCTGACACGCCATCTATACGTAGTTTTATGATGAGATTGACGAGGTTTGATAGTAAAAACAGATCCGCATTTAAAGAACGAGTGAATATTTTGAACAACATCTAAATCTGACATCTCAACAGAAATAGCTGGTATTTGATATTTTACGTTATTTTTTCTTCTTGTGGTTTCGTAGCTAATATACCCTTCACCATCAATTATACCCGCATAGTATGCTTCTTTATCTGAGTCCGATAAATTTTTTTCCTGACAATTGGATAGATGAGACTCCTTTGATGTCTGATCTTGAGCCCATTTCTCTATGCGGACAACCACCTGATTTGAGTCCTTGTGGGTTTGGTCCTCTTTCAGGGGGTGGACCGAATTTTTTTCCTCCACTTAAGCTACCTCCTCTTCGTTTGCCTGACACCGGTACACAATTAGGAACCATTTTGTTGCCTTTTTTCTTCATTCCTTTTTGAATGTAGCCATCCCAACATGTTCCTTGTTTGTATGCCATTATTTTTCTAACTTTCTTTCAGCAATATCTAATCTTTTGTCAGACTGCTCATCTTGTTGTTGCAATCTGTCATATTCAAGATTCAATTTGTTTGCTTGACGTTGATTTTCTTGATCTTGCTTGAATTGAGTCTCTTGTGCCTTTCTTTGAAGGTCCATAGCTCTTAAATCTACTTCTTGTTGTTTTATTCTTACTAATGGGTCTTGTTTAGCAGCGTTTGCTTTCATTTCACCCATAACTAACTCTTCAGTAATCTCTGCTACTGCGGTTGCAACTGCATTATCAAATGCTAATTGATATTGTTCTGGATTTTGTTGTCTTAATGCCATCATATTTTGATCTTGTGCAAGTTGTTGTCTAACTTCTTGTTGTGCTTTAAAAGAAATATGATCAGAAACATGTGATTGTAGCAAAGCATAAACCATTGGATTAATTTGTACCATTCTAGACTGCATAAATGCTGAATGTGCTGCAATATGTGCGTCGTGATCTTGAAATTCAAAAGCTGTAAGCAACTTCATTTGCAAAGCACGCGCATTTTCTTTACCTGGATCAAGTGGTTCAGGAGGTTTTGGTGCTGGTTTCATCAAAGTATCGATTTGTTTTGTTCCAAGTGCCTCATAAACTCGTCTATATGCTTCGTGTATGTTGTGAAGTTGTGGATTTGACATTGCGACTTGCAATTGTGTCTGTGCAAGAGTCACTCTTTGGCTCATAGACATAATATTTGGGTCTGCAACAGGTAAAATATCGACTCTGTTGTCAAAATCTAGTTGTTTTATCGTTCTTTGAGCACCATAAACGTCGTAAGGATACTCTGGTGGTAGATATTCTCCGCATAATCTCGATAAAATTTTAAATTCTTGCCTCATTGCGTAGTAACAACGCTTGTGTACACCCGACATTACTCTTGAACCACGCTCTAAGAGCGCCATTGTAGTTCCTACAGCCCTATTTTGAGTGTCATTACCTACACTCATGTCTGTTATTTGTGCAAATCTAGTTCCAGCAGATACTACAAAACCTAAAAGTTGATACAAAGTTGGACTTGGTTCAGAAAAAGGCAGTTGAAAAAATTGATCTCTTATATTTCCGCCTGGTGCATCAACATCTCTAAACTCTCCTGGTTGAATTGGTTGGTCATCATCTCTAACTCTGATACCTCTAGCTTTAAAACCTGCAGGTAAATTTTTTAATGTGCCTGCATCGATCAATTGTCTTAATGCGATTGTAGCTGCACGTGATAAACCACCGATCATATGGATTAAACCAAAACCGTAAAATCCTAAACCTGGTAAAAATTTATAATGTACAAAGTATTCGACTCTTGAATAACTTCCATCATCAATTCTGTAGTTTCTATAAATAGATAAAACTTCTCCACTACCTTCGTCAATGGTGACTATATATGGAATTTTAATACCTTTTTGAGTTTTCTTATCAAACTTCCCATATTCATCTAAATCTAAATCAACATGCATCTCAAGAATATTGTAAATATAATCTGAATACTGATCACTTACTCCTTCAATTTGATTTATCTTTTGGTGAACATCGTCTTTCTTTTGATTTGGTTTTGGTAATTCTATATCTCTATAAAATCCTGCTGCCATTTTTTTTCTAATATCATTTTCACTCATTTTTATCACATGTGTAATTCTTCCAGCATCTTTTAGATCTGACGCATAATACGGCACAACTAAATCTTCTGCAGGAATAAACTTAGCGACAGGTCTTCCCATCATTTCATCATAATAAACTTTTTTGAATGTAGATCCTGATAGTGGAAGATAAAATAACATTTGATCCATATCAGTTGTGTATTCTTCCATTTTCTCCATAAGGAGATAATTCAAATAATCTTTTACTCTTGTAGCTTGTGCATCTGTCTGTGGTGATTGTAAGCCCATTACTTGTGTTCTTACTGGTCCATCACTCGGTAATAATTCTTTGTAAGCTGATGCTTGAAATTGTGTTATCGATTCTGCAAGTAAAGGGTGAGTGACACCGGAAGCTCCTCTGAATGGCTTGGTTTGTTCTTTGTATTTCGTGCCAAGTAAATCTAGTCCTTGTATGTATGCGTCTTCCCAATCTTTTCTAGATGTTTTATCTTTCTTGTACTCAGCTGTCAGATCACTTCCAATTTGTGCAAGGATTCTTTCATCCATGCCCTCTGCTAAATTAGAAGCAAATTCCTGTTCAGGTGTTACTTGTTCCTCCTCTACTTCTTGACCCTCCACCATGATTTCAGGCGGTAAACCTTCAGGTTGCTCTTTGATCTCCTCAACCTTAATATCTTCTTCTATTCCTGTAGGGTTATCTTTTTCTATAGCCATAATTTACGTTAACATAAGGGTTTGAATATATCTACTACTAAACCACCTTCACTCTTGTATAGTTTCTGAGTATAAGCCATCCCAGGTCTTACTTCAATTCCGTACGCGTTAAAATATAAATCAGGATCATAAGGGCCTACATACCTAGCTCCTGCCTCTTGTACTTCGCTCGCGCTCTTATGATAAGGACTTGTTATCTTTTTCCCGCTCAACGGGTGCCCTCTATCAGGATATTTGAAAGTGTCCTTATCTATCATTTTATAAGGTTTCTTAGGATCAGACAGTGCTATTTTTATTGTTCCAGCTTTCGAATCTTGAAAGTTTGCTGTCTTTTTCATTAGATCAGCCATTACTGATTTACCTTTTTTGTTTAAGCCTTTACCATCAGCGTAACCATAAAATCTTTCATTACCTTGTTTGTATCCCTGTCTAAAGTGGAGCTTGTTAAAAGGCATTACTGCAACATAATCAATTTTTTCTTTTGCTGCTTTATTGAGTAAAAATTTTAAAGCATAATCTCCATAAGCATCTGAATCTAACATTGGATAATAATCAGTATTTCTTCTAGAGCCTTTACCAAGTCTAGCTAATTGTTTATTAATATAATTTAATTGAGTGACATCTGAACTATTAATTTGATTTAGATTTTTACTTAGTATTTTACTTCTTTGATCAAGAAGTAATCTATTTTCGATTTGTTTTTGAAAAGGGTTATAC